TAAGAAAAGGAGATGCTAAAGAATGAGTGGAAGAAACCGGAAAAGCCTTCCGATATTGGTTAAACCGGAATATGAAGAACCGTTTTCAGATGAATGGAAAAAATCCTCTCTCACAAAAAAAGATTTCTTAATGGAAATTGCAAATGAATTTATTTCGGATGAAGAATTGAAGATGGAGAAAATTGAACTTCCAAAAGTTAAAAGAGGAAGAAAAACTATCCATCACACAGAAGAAGAACGGAAAGAAGCAAAGAGAGCTACTCAGAAAAAGTATTTGGAGAATACAAGAAAGAAGAATCCTGTTTTAATGGAACAGGATAATGAGAGAATTAAAGAGTGGCAAAGAAAAAACATCTATAATTCTGGAACAACTTTCTCTCTTTCTCATCTTTCTAAAATAGAAGAAATAATAGAGCCAACAGGAATGAAAGTGTCTGAACTATTCAAGAAAGCAGTCCTTAATTTTTTGGAGAAAAATTATAAAGAAGATGACGATGATTCTGAATAATTTTTGTTCAGATGGAAAATTTAATAATGTGTAGTAAGCAGTTATCAAAAATAAATGATAGCTGCTTTTTTTATTTTATAGCTGACCTACGGCTTTAATGTGGAGAAAGGGAAACGATCATGGAAAATTTGCAAGTTATTGAAAGAGAGAATCAGAGAGTGCTGACTACTGCACAGATTGCGGAGCAGTATGAAACAAGTGCGGATGGGATTAAAGTTAATTTCAACCGGAACAAGGAACGGTACACAGAAGGCAAGCATTATTATTGCTTAACTGGCGATGAGTTGAAAGAGTTCAAAAGCGAGGTATCAAATTGTAACCTCGTGAAATCAAACGTAAACAAGCTTTATCTCTGGACGGAGAAAGGTGCGTTACTTCATGCAAAGAGCTTGAACACAGACAAGGCATGGCAGGCATACGAGTTTTTGGTGGATAATTATTTTGAAGCTAAGAAAGAACAAACACTTCCAGCTATGTCACAAATGGAAATGATTGCTGCGATTGCATCAAATGCAGCTGAGTTGGAGAAAAAGCAGAGAGAACTTGAACGGAGAATGGATTTGATTTCAGAAACCATTTCATTGGATAAAGGCGAATGGAGAAGAGATACACATTCTTTGGTGTGCAGAATTGCAAAGGCTACTGACAGTACAATTGGAGAAGTTTACAGCGAGTTATATATACTGTTGGAGAATAGAGCAGGTGTTAATCTGGAAGCAAGGAAGTATCATATGAGAAAGCGGATGATTCAGGAAGGCGTTCCATATAGCATGGCAAGTAAGAAGAACAACATTGATGTCATTGCAATGGATAAGAAGCTGACGGAAATCTATCTTGCTATTGTAAAGGAAATGGCTATCAAGGCAGGAGCGTAATTATAGAGTGTGGGTGGTTGTTTTGCTGACGGAGAATTTCTCATGTAAAGCAACCACTTCCCTATTGACATTTGTTTTTAGGCATGTTAAAATAAAAATAAAAACAGTAAAAATTTTGGAGGTATTTATCATGGGCGGTTTGGCTATTATCTTTGTTTTAACTTTTGGTTGTGGCGTTTTTAAGTTCTTATATGAATGCATTTTCAAGGCATGTAATGAAGGTAGAACATGGGAAGAAGATTGGGAATGGAACGAAAAAAGGCGAGCCGTGAAATCATATTATGCGTTCAGAGAATTTCTTTATAAGGAAGGATTTGTTGAAAAAGGTAGTGAAACGGAAGAAACAGATATATATAGCCTGTTCTTCTATCTGCAAAATTTACAGTATGAAAGAGAATGGGAAAAAAGACAATATGTTAAATTATACGGGTATGCAGGAACGATTAAAAGATTTTGTAATTATACACCGGAGAAATTTGAAGAATATCTTGTACAACTCGACAAGATAGAACATGATTACGATAAAGAGGTTTTACGCCCATTCCATGCAGCCTTTGAGTTTGCAGAGTGGAACAGCACTTATTTATATGAAAGACGTGTAAACTATTGGAAGGATTTGAAAAATGAATTTACAGAAGAAGAACTTGCAAGAAAGTAACTTGCCAGAAGAAGAAAAAAAGAATATCACAATTTCCTATCGCAAAGGAAAGAAAAGAAAGGGAGTGTCTTCCGAGGTATTTCCTTTTAAAACAGATGGAGAAATTAAAGCAATGCTTGATGTATTCAATAAAAGAACTGAGAGTGTATTGCCAGCAAGTAAATGGTTAACTGAACGAGATAAATTATTATTTATCATTGGAATCAATATCGGCATTAGAGCTTCTGACTTATGTTGCATTACATGGAATTTTTTCTATGATTTAAAAGGAGAATTCAGAGAGGGCTATACGATACAGCCGAAGAAGACAAAGAACAAATTTGTAAAATTGTTTTTCAACAACGCTGTTAAAAATGCTGTTGAAAGCTATGTGGAAAAATTCCCTATCACTTGTTTTGATGACTATGTATTCAGGAGTCAGAAAGGAAGTCATATCAATGAAAGGACGATATGCGATATAATAAAAAGGACTGCACAGGAAGCTGGAATAAAGCAGAATATAGGTTCTCATTCTTTACGGAAAACTTTTGGATTCCATGTATGGCATAACGCAAAGAATAAGGATAAGGCTTTAGTATTATTACAGAGGGCATTTAATCATAGTTCTACCGTAGTTACTCTGGAATATATCGGAGTAACGGATGATGAAATTGAAGAGTTGTATAACACGATAGATTTAGGACTGGAATAAATATCCAGTCCTATTTTTATTGCATAAATGTAAGGCGATTATTTTTAGAATAGTCGCCTTTTTTACTTCCTACTTTTATTGGTGAAAACGTATAATTTAACGTCCGCCCAAACACGCCTGCGTGATTTGGAAAATTTTAGTTTATTGGTGATATGAAATTAAGTCGCCAGAAAGGGAAAGAAGTATGAAAGAATTAATCGGAAAAGACGAAATCGGAATGTTTGTTGACAATCATGATGTTGCATTGGTTGACAGTCGTTATGTGGCACGGTACTTCGAAAAGCGACATGATCACGTAATTCGTGACATTCGTGAGTTGGATTGTTCGGAAGAATTTCGACTCTCCAATTTTGGGGAGTCCTCTTATAAGAACGATCAGGGGAAGAAACAGCCTTGTTATTACATGACTCGTGATGGTTTTGTGTTCTTGGCAATGGGCAAACAAACTGTTTACATAAATTTATATAAACAGTATTTGCAAATAGATTATACGGTCAACGTTCAAAGAAAATAAAGCGTCTTATTGATGAGGTGAAGAACAATGCTGATGGCAAAGAAAATCAGACTTAAACCTACGCCAGAACAAGAAATATTATTCCGTAAAAGTGTAGGAGTAGCAAGATGGGCTTATAATTATTGTCTGTCTGAAAAACAAAGAGTTTATGCCGAATATTTAAAGAACCCTGAAACAGCGATTAGAACAATCAGCGAGGGCGAAATAAGGAAATACATAAACAATGTTTTGAAACCTACTACTCACACATGGTTAAAAGAAGTCGGAAGCAATGTAATGAAACAAGCAATAAAGGACGCTGACGTTGCTTATAAAAGATATTTCAGCGGATTGTCTGGTAAGCCAAAGTTTAAATCTAAAAGAACTGCAAAACAATCATTTTATGTAAACTATGAAAGTTTATCAAGAAGACAAGGCGGATTTCATGGAGAGAAAATTGGTTTTGTAAAAGCTTCTGAGCCACTACCAAAAATCAAAAAAGGCAAAAAATACTCTAATCCAAGAATATCGTTTGACGGAAAGTATTGGTACTTATCCGTTGGATATGAAATTGAAGACGTGGTTTATTCTCTTACAAATAAAAGTTTGGGGATAGACTTAGGGATTAAGAGTTTGGCTGTTTGTTCAAATGGAAAAATCTATAAGAACATAAACAAAACATCTAAGGTGAGAAAACTAAAGAAAAAATTGAGACGTGAACAAAGAAAGCTTTCTCGCATGATAAGAAGCAAAATCAAAGAATACGATGTTAACCGTAAACCAACATATGAAAAGCCTTTAAGTAAGTGTAAAAATATCCAGAAACAAAAGCGTAAAATAAAACTTATTTATAGGAATCTCGCAAACATACGCAAAAATCATATTCATCAAACCACAACTGAAATAGTGAAAACCAAACCGTTTCAAATAGTTATGGAAGACTTGAATATTAAAGGTATGATGAAGAATAAACACTTATCGAGAGCAATATCTGAACAAGGGTTTTATGAGTTTATAAGACAAATAAAATACAAATCTCAAAGGTATGGAATTAAATTTATACAAGTAGATAGATTTTATCCATCAAGCAAAACTTGTTCTTGTTGTGGCAATATCAAACAAGAGTTAAAGCTTTCAGATAGAGTTTATAGATGTGAGTATTGCGGTTTAGAAATAGACCGAGATTATAACGCAAGTGTAAATTTAGCAAAATATAAAGTCGTGTAAACTTTATAATATAATACCTATCGCTACTGGGGAATTTAAGTCTATGGAGTGTTACATCAAACAAAAGTAGTTTGAAGTGGTTTTCTGCTTCTTATGAAATTGGACACGTTGAAATAGAAAATCTAAATCGTGAGATTAGATATAGTATAGATTTGTTTAAATTATATTATGTTTGTACAAATTTATCGTAGCGGTATCGTGGAAAGAAAGCTGCACAATTTAAGGAGATGTACATCAAGCGATTCAATAAGATGGAGAAGCACATTCAGGATTTGGTTGCAGCACGGATGCAATGCCCTTTGCTTACAGAGAATATCAAATTGATGCATGATAATCCTAAGCCTTATCATTACAGCAATGAATTCAATATGATTAACCGTATCGTTCTGGAGATGCCCGCTAAGAGATTTCGGAGAGAACATGGGATTAAGGATGGAGAAAGCATTCGTCCTTATTTGACACCTGAACAGATTGAGATGATTTCTCTTCTCCAGAATATTGATGTAGGGTTGGTTATTTCAATTCCTGAATACGAGAAAAGAAAGCAATTCCTAATTCAATATAAGATGAACAAGGAACAGAGGATGTTGAAGAGCAAAAACAATTAAATTTAAATCTTGAAATCGTTGGAGAATTTTGACGGCTCAAAATTGAGCTGTCCTCTTCAATGATATAGAAGCAAAAAATATTTATTATTTTCGGAGGAAAATGCTATGAATGAAATGATTAAAGTGAATTGTGAGAATGTAGATTGCCCGACAGTATCCGGCAGAGAATTGCATAAGGCTCTGGAGGTTGGGACACCTTATCACAAATGGATGCCAAGAATGTGTGAGTACGGATTTACTGAAAATGTGGATTATGAGGTGACGGACATTTTTGTCCCTAACTCAAATGGTGGGAAGCAAACACAAATCGACCATCAAATCACAATTTCAATGGCAAAGGAAATTTGTATGCTTCAACGCACAGACAAAGGAAAATTCTGGCGACAGTATTTTATTGCTGAAGATGGGGTCGTGAAATGCGACTCCGTTGGAAAACTAATATAAATTATTATGCTGACCTATCGGCAACACGGGGAGAAAGTGAGAAAGTATTATGGAAGAATTAAGAACATGGAACTTTGAAGATCATGAAGTGAGAACAGTTGAGATTGATGGCGAACCTTGGTTTGTTTTGGCAGATGCGTGTAAGGTGCTGGAATTATCTAATCCGTCAATGGTTGCGAAAAAACTTGACGATGATGAACGCACTAAATTTGATTTAGGTCGTCAAGGTGAAACAACCATCATTAACGAATCTGGCTTGTACACTATTGTTCTCCGGAGCGACAAGCCACAGGCAAAACCGTTCCGAAAGTGGGTTACATCGGAAGTTCTTCCCTCTATTCGGAAAACTGGAAGCTATACTTACCGAAGAACGAACCCTAACGAAGAAAAGGCTTTACAGATTCAGGAAATGGATACACGGATTAGAATGTCGGAGCAGTTCTTAAAGCTTGCTGAGATTGAAACAACGCTGTCGAAGAATTATCGTGACATTCTGATTTCAAAATCTGTTGAAGCTCTTGCTGGAGAACAGCTGCTACCGTTGCCAAAGGTGACACAGAAAACTTATTCTGCTAAGGAAGTTGGAGAAATGCTTGGTGTAACTGCTCAGAGAATTGGAAGAATTGCAAATCTGAATAACATGAAGACAGATGAATTTGGTGAATTCTATAAGGATAAATCGCCGTATTCTTCTAAGGAAGTCGATGTATTCCGATATAATGATAAAGCTGTGGAACAGTTCAAGAAGCTGTTGGCATAAAAATAAAAGAAAGAAATGAGGTTATTGTTATGAGTGAAAACAAGATTCAGGTATGGAACTATGAAAGTTCCGAAATCCGGACGGTGCAGATAAATGGTGAACCGTGGTTCGTGCTGTCTGATGTGTGCAAGGTGCTGGAAATCAAAAACAGTAGAGATGCAGCAGCTAAATTGGATGGCGATGAAAAGGGTGTCGCTTTAACCGACACCCTTGGCGGAAAACAGCAGATGACCATCATCAATGAATCCGGTTTATACACTGTGATTCTCCGGAGCGACAAGCCACAAGCAAAACCGTTCCGGAAGTGGGTTACAAGTGAAGTTCTCCCATCCATTCGGAAGCACGGTGCATACATGACGCCCGAAACAATTAAGAAAGTTATGCTTACGCCAGACTTCATCATTTCCCTTGCTGGAGAATTGAAGAATGAGCAAGAAAAAAATAAGAAACTCACTCTTGAACTTGAAAGCAAGGATGAAGAGATTGGCACTCTCAAACCTAAAGCAACCTACTGTGATTTAGTTTTGTCCTGTACAAACGCAGTACCTATCTCATTGATTGCAAAAGATTATGGTATGAGTGCAAGGAAACTTAACTCAATTCTGAATGACATGAAGATTCAATACAAGTGTGGCGGACAGTGGATTCTGAATCAGAACTATGCTGGTAAGGGCTATACAAAGAGTGCCACTCATACATACAATACTATTTACGGGACTGCTGCGAATATCAGAACGAACTGGACTCAGAAAGGACGACTTCTTATTTACGAGAAGTTGAAGGAACAGGGTATCCTTCCTTTGATGGAACAGTAAAGAGAAAATAATTTGAAATAAAAAATGATTAGGGTAGTTATCAATTTGATAGCTACCCTTTATTTATTGTTTTGAATTACTGGAAAAATATTACTATGAACTAATGTATAATATTTTGTACTTATTTTTAGAACAGCTTCCTGTTTTAATTCCTATATACGTATCATTAAATAGAATGTCTTATTTGGAAAAATCGGAAAGGAGCTGATTCTTTGAAGGATTTTCAGTGGGTTGTATTTTACATCGTTGCATTCTTTGTCTTGCTTTTGATAGCATTTCTGAATGGTTCGATTGTATTTTAGAAAGGAATTTGTTATGGCAAAAAGATTTTATTGGTTAAAATTGAAAGAAGATTTTTTCCGAGATAAGGCAATGAAGAAATTGAGGAAACTTGCTGGCGGTGATACATACACAATCATTTATTTGAAGATGATGTTGTTGAGTATTTCCGCCAAGGGATACCTTTACTACGAAGGTGTCGAGGATGATTTTTGCTCTGAACTTGCATTGGATTTAGATGAAAATACCGAAGACGTAAAACTTGCGGTTGCTTATCTTGCAAGCAAAAACAAAATAGAAAGAGTATCTGAGGATACATATTTTCTTCCAGATGCAGCAAAGGCAATCGGTTCTGAAACAGCTGCCGCTGAACGGAAAAGAAATCAGAGGGAAAGAGAGAAAAATTCTCTATCAAATGTTGTACAAGAAATGAATGAGCGTGACAATGTCACACCTCTGTCACAGCCTGTCACAACGTGTCACATAGATATAGATAAAGATATAGATAGAGAGAAAGAGAAAGATTTATCTAATCTAAGCTACGCAGCAGGAGCAAAAAATCTTTCAACATTTCAACAACATCCGACTTTGCAAGAAGTACAGGAGTTTGTTAAGCAGAAGAACATCCACATAAATGTCTTGAAGTTTTACGACTACTATGAGAAGACAGGCTGGAAAACAAAGAGTGGACAACCAATTACAAATTGGAAAGGCAAAGTGTATCAATGGACAAGTACAGAGGGTATCCCTCACAAGAAGAAACAACAAGATTTTGTATCAGAAAATGCAGAAGCCTATGCGAGTCTGATATATAATCTGGACGAACCTTTTGAGAAAAGGTAGGAAGGAAAATGAATCATGACACAAGATGCAAAGAAACTCGTAGAAAATTATCACGATATGATTTATGCTTTTATTTTTAAGCATGGCGGAAAAGAGGATGATTATTTCTCTTTGACAGAAACGGCGATGCGATCCGCCGAATCTTATGATAAAAACAAAGGTGTAAAGTTTACTACATATTTGTGGCAATCATTGCTGAACAGCTTTATTGATGAAAAGAGAAAAGCCTATCTGAAAATGAAGAATGAGCAGCTTGCTTTGGCAGACGGAGTAGATTTTAATAGATACGTAGAACCGCAAGATGTAGAAGAAATTGTAGTTTCTAAACTCTTTGTGGAATGGTTTAAGGAAAATGAGTTAACCAAAAGACAGAAGTTGATTTTGCAGTTGAAGATGTTTGGCTTTACTAATCGTGCTATTGCATATAAGGTTGGTATTTCTGAAAGAGCTGTAACGGATCAATTGAGGAAAATCAGGAACAAATATTTAGAGGTAAACGAAAGATGTTTGAATTAAGTTTCGGCATTACTTGCATTGTTTCCTTTATTTCAGGAACAATTCTGGATTTGCTTGTTGATATTATTAGCAAGTGGAAAGACGAAGACGAAGAAGATTAAAGTGTGAAAAGTGGCATTCATACTTCCCTATTGATGGATGCCACTTAGAATAAATTATTACAAACAGAAAGGAAAATGTGTTATGAAATTTATTTGCGACAGAAAAGAACTTTGTAAGGCGATCACTTCCTTATCGAAAGCAATTGTAAAGAATCCGATTTTGAAGGTCTTGGAAGGTGTTAGAATCTACGTGGATTCATTTTATTCTAAGCAGGTAGTTCTGAGCGGATATAATATGGAGTTAGGCATTCAGGCGAAAGTTCCAGCTATTACAGAAGGCAATGGGGATTTTGTTGTTTCATATCAGTTGCTTAGCAAGGTACTGAAAAAGATGGCAGGCAATGAGGTGACAATTGATATTTCTGAAAAGTCTGCCGTTGTACAGTGTGGTTCAACTGAATTTAGTATTCCTGCAATGTCTGTTGAGGATTATCCAACATTGCCTTCTTTTGAAGAGGGAGAAACATTTTCGATCGAACAAGGCAAGTTGCGTTCTATGATTCAGCAAACCAGTTACGCAACCTTTAAGGGCGAAGATAAACCTGTTTACACAGGGGAATTGTTTGAAATTGATGACAACGAATTAAAAGTTGTTGCTATGGATGGTTATCGTCTTGCTGTTAGAACTGAAAAGGTTTCGTCAGAATTTTCTAAAAAGATTGTCGTACCGAAAAGAACTCTGGAAACAGTTGCTTCTATGATTAAAAAAGGCGACGAATCTTTGTGCGATGTAACTGTTACGGATAGTAACATTGTGTTCTCTGTGAATGGTTACTTTATTTTCTCTTATTTGTTAGAGGAAGAATTTTTCAATTATAAGAGGGCTATTCCATATAGTCATGAAACAGAAGTTATTCTGAATACTGCTGATTTGATTTCTTGTTTGAATCGTTGTTCTTTATTGGATGAGAAAAATGGGTTTACACGTGTTGATTGTGAATTTTCTAATAATCAACTGCACGTGAGAAGCCAAACTTTAATTGGAAAAATTCATGATGTTCTTCCGGTACAAATGAACGGGAATGAAGTTTTTATCAGTTTGAATAAACAGTATTTATTGGAAACTGTAAAGGCTGCTGATTGTGAACAGATTCGGATTCAGTTGACGGATTATAAAACGCCAGCTAAAATCTTGCCAGTGCAAGGAAATGATTTTATTTTCTTGGTTATGCCTGTTCAGGTTTCTAAATAAAATTATTATTTGATTAGCAAAAATTAAAATGAAAGAAAGAAAAAGTGTGCTATGTAAAGCAGTGATAGAAACGAAAGAAGCCGAAAGAAAGAGAAAGGAAACATTGAAATGATGCGTGAGATTTTATTTAGGGGTAAACGTAAGGATAACGGCGAATGGGTTGAGGCGGAAGAAACTGGGGCATATATCAAGGTTATCGGAAACATCTATGATGTTGAAACAAGCCGAAGTGAACTGGAGGAATCGAAATGAAAAAGAAAATCATTGCAATTGCTATAGCAGCAAGTTTTGTGCTTGCATCGTTTACAGGGTGTAGAGAAGCAGATCGTGCGAGACACAATGTACAAAAGGAAGCTGATTATTTTAACGTGGAACGGCGTTTATCTGTTATCAATGCGAGAACAGATAAACCAGTTTTAGAAGTGATTGGATATTTTTCGGTATCCAACAATGATGATAATGAACTTGTTATCACATTAGAAACTGGACAGAACGAATACAAGGTAGATTATGTTTATCTGAACGATTGGACAATCTATACGATTGAGGACATCAGCGGCGCACATGTTGATCCATATCATTATGAAATCAACTTTTTGCCGGAGATGATTCAACCGATTACATTCACTTCACACGATTAAGTGGAAATATAACTTAAACTAATTACGCTGTTCTAACGGCAATACGGGAAGAAAGGAAATTTATAATGAAACATCAAATAAGTGATTTACATCAAATGCAGGCACTTCCTCTTGACATAAAAATTAAAATGACAGAGTTTCGCATCCGAGAATGGTACAATCATTATGGTGGAGAAGTGTACTGTAGTTTTTCTGGAGGGAAAGACAGCACAGTCCTTTTGGATATTATTCAAAATACTGTAGGAGTGTATGGTGTTCCTGCTGTATTTGTGGATACAGGGCTTGAATATCCGGAAATCAAAGCTTTTGTGAAAAGCGTAGGTAATGTTACTATTATTCGTCCGAACATGACCTTCCGACAAGTTATTGAAAAATATGGCTATCCTGTCATTTCGAAAGAAGTTTCAAGACGTGTCCAGTATGCAAAAAAAGCTATTGCTGAAGGACGTGAAGAAAATCATGGAGATTACAAAAAGTTATGTGGGCTTGCCCTCGATAAAAACGGAAATAAAAGTCCGTACAATTGTGAAAAATGGAAATTTATGCTTGACGCTCCTTTTAATTGTTCTTCTGAGTGTTGCACGATAATGAAGAAAAATCCGATGAAAAAGTACGAAAAAGAGAGTGGAAAGAAACCGATTGTGGCAACTATGGCTTCTGAGAGCCGTTTACGAAAGGAACAATGGCTTATTAATGGTTGCAACGCTTTTGATAGTGAACGCCCAATTTCCCAACCGATGTCTTTTTGGACAGAACAAGATGTGCTTGAATACATTTACACACATAAAATTCCTTATGCTAATGAAGTGTACGGAGATATTTATACGGATAAATCGGGGAAATATTATACAACAAAAGCACAGAGAACCGGATGTGTATTTTGTATGTTTGGATGTCACCTTGAAAAAGAACCAAATCGGTTTCAGCGGCTGGCTGAATCACATCCCAAACTATACCAATATTGTATAAACGGCGGAACAGATGAAAGTGGTGTATGGTTGCCAGACAGTAAAGGGTTAGGTTTAGGAAAGGTTCTTGAATATATCGGAGTAGATTACAAATAAACGGAAATGAAAGGAAAAAAGGTCTATGAAAGTAGAATCAAAATTGAAACCATGCCCTTTCTGTGGTAGCAAAAATGTAAAACAGGCGATAACATACTTAAAGCCTGTTCCAGAGATTTTTTGTAATGAATGTGGTGTAGAAGTTCGCTGTGTGTATGATGATATAAGAATTGCATGGAATCGGAGAAACGAAAGAAGCCGAAAGAAAGAGAAAGGAAATGTTGAAATGAACGACATCGAAAAGAAAATTGAAGCCCTGAAAGCGGAATTTTTGGGGAAGCTGGAAGCGTTGCGAAAAGAAGCAGAGGCACAGAAGAAACAGGAAGAGCCGAAGCCGTGGAAGCCGGAAGTTGAAGAAAAATATTTTCATATTTACAATACTCTTGAAGTTGCAATGTATTTTAATCAGGGTGATTCTATAGATAATAAACTAATTAAAGCAGGCAACTATTTCCGCACGAAAGAACGTGCCGAACAAGTCGCAGATAAAATGCGGTTGCTGTTACGGTTGGAGCAGCTGCATGATATGCTCTGTCCGGATTATGTGCCGGACTGGAGCAATGAGGAAGAACACAAATTTTATCTTTTTTATGACAGAAAGACAGGCAACTGGAAATATACGTACTGGAGTGCTTTTGATTTTTGCGTTGGGGAATATTTTGACACTGAGAAAAACGCCGAAAAAGCAGCAGAAATCCTAAACAAAGAGATGAAGAGTTCTAAATAAAAAAGCATCACGATCGTTAGTTTACAATACGAAATTATTACGCTGCCCTATCGGCAATACGGGGAGAAAGGTGTTTGCTATGAATGGATTACAAGTTATTGAAAGAGAGAATCAGAGAGTGCTGACTACTGCACAAATTGCGGAACAGTATGGAACAAGTACGCAAGTTATTACTAATAATTTCAATCGTAACAAAAGACGATATGTGGAAAACAAGCATTATTTTGCACTTGAAGGAGAAGAGAAACGGACGTTTTTAGACTTAACTCAAATTGATTTAGGTTCGGCAAAGAATGCAAAAACTCTTTATCTCTGGACAGAAAAGGGAGCGTTGATGTTGGCAAAGAGCCTGAACACCGATAAGGCGTGGGAAGCATACGAATGTTTGGTAGACACCTATTTCAATGCTTGTCGGCCAGCACATTTGGATAGCTATATGATTGAAGATCCTGTTCTTCGTGCAGAACGCTGGATTGAAGAACAGAAAGAAAGACAGAGATTATTGACTACTGTAAATGTTCAGGAGCAGAAAATTAAAGAAATTCAGCCTAAAGCAACCTACTGTGATTTAGTCCTGTCCTGTACAAACGCAGTACCCATCTCATTGATTGCAAAGGATTATGGTATGAGTGCAAGGAAACTTAACTCAATTCTGAATGATATGAAGATTCAATACAAGTGTGGTGGACAGTGGATTCTGAATCAGAACTATGCTGGCAAGGGCTATACAAAGAGTGCTACTCATACATACAACACCATCTACGGTACTGCTGCAAATATCAGAACAAACTGGACTCAGAAAGGACGGCTTCTTATTTATGAGAAGTTGAAGGAACAGGGTATCCTTCCTTTAATGGAACAATAAAGAGAATCGGTTATTATAAAAATAGAAATGAGGTTATCGCTATGAATAATTTAAGAACATGGAATTTTGAAGATCATGAAGTGAGAACAGTTGAGATTGATGGAGAACCGTGGTTTGTTTTGGCAGATGTGTGCAAGGTGTTGGAGTTATCTAATCCATCAAAAGTTGCGGACAGATTGGAATCTGATGAAAAGGCTAACTTTGAGTTAGGGTTACGTGGCGGTGCTACGAATTGCATTAATGAATCTGGTTTATACACTGTTGTTCTCCGGAGTGATAAGTCACAAGCGAAACCATTTCGGAAGTGGGTTACATCGGAAGTGCTTCCCTCTATTCGAAAGACTGGAAGCTATACTACACAGTCACAGTTTGCAGACCTATCTCCACAGTTGCAGTTCTTAATTCAGGTGGAGATCAGACAGAATAAGCTGGAAGAAGAACAGAAGAAACAGAATCAGGCTTTAGAGAGCATGAAAGAAACAGTAAATAGCACCGTCAATTACGCCTTGAAAATTGGAGATTCTTTCGGCAGAGTTAAAGAAGCTATCATTCTCGATAGAAAGAATTGGAGAACTGAAACAAGAAGAATCTTATTAAAGATTGTATGGAAGTTTCCGACTATCGGAACAGTTGGCTCTGTATATAACAAACTTTATGAAGCACTGGAAAGCAGAGCCAATGTAAAGTTTGACACGAGATTGAAAAATTTGAAGAAAAGAATGCATGATGCCGGAGCAAGCAAGACGAATATTGAGAAATCAAGTAAATTGGATGTTATCGCAGATGACCCAAAGCTTATTGAAATTTGGATTGGACTTGTTAAGGATTATTGCATGAAAGTAGGGTTAGATTTGGATATTGATATTCGTGAATAATTTGTAAAATGTAAAAATAGAAGTTCCTGTTTTGGGCGGCCGAAACGTATAATTTAACGTAAAATAAATCGGCTGCCCATTCTATTTGTGGAGGTAAAAATAAAATGTATTTGGATAACGCAGCTACAACAAAATGCTCAGTCAATCAGCTGCATGACTTGATTGACGAAATTAATGATAAAAATTTATGGTACAACCCTTCTTCCTCTTATGCAGACAATGTTCGTTCTGAAATTGAAGATGTTAGAAGAAGAATCGCAGAATCATTGGATTGCCTGCCAGAAGAAATCACTTTTAACTCTGGTTCGTCCGAGGGAAATTGTACTGTAATTCAAGGTTTTTTAAAGCAGACAATTCATGATGGCTTTCATCCTGTTGTGATTACAACTGCTCTGGAACACGCATCCATTCTGAAATGTGTAGAAGATTGTGTAGAAGATCCTCATTTCATAAAGATTGAAAAATCTGGAAAGATTGATTTGAGCAGTCTTGAAAATCTTCTGATATATACACAATCAAAAAAGAATAGAGTTCTTGTTTCGATTCAATTTGTTAGTAATGAACTTGGAGTGATTCAAGACCTTAAAGAAATTGCAAGTATTGTACATAGATACGATGCCCTTCTTCACACGGATGCAACACAGGCTTTTGGAAAGTTTTTTATTTCTCAAAAGAGATATGGGTTTGATTTCCTAACAGCTTCTGGGCATAAGGTAAAAGGACTTAAAGGAACTGGATTCCTTTATAAGAGTAAAGGAATTGATATTAAACCTTTGATTTATGGAGAGCAAGAGAATGGATTGAGAGGCGGAACTCAGAATACTTTAGGTATTTTAAGTATGCGGTATTCTAGTCCTATTACCGATCCCGATGTTGTTTATAAGGAATGTTTCTTTGTGAAAGAATTGAAAAGAATTGGTGTTAAATTCACTCCAAATGGATTTGATGAATTAGAAAGAATCAGAGGAAAACTAAAAGGAAATGTTTCTAACATTGTTTCAATCACATTCGATGAAGTAAATGCTGAATCTTTAATTCTTTCTTTACAGACAGAGGATGTATTCTGTTCAATGGGTTCTGCTTGTTCGGCACCAAGCGAGAAAATGTCGGAAACTTTAAAGGCAATTGGACTTGATGATTTAAGCATTAAGAAAACAATTAGATTTTCCTTTGGTTCTGAGTTTGATTTTGGCATGATTGAAAATCTTGTCTGGCTTATTAAAAAACATATCGATGCTATAAAAGCAGAAGGGAGTATTTAATTTTGCCTTTTATTCCATTTGTTATTATTTTGATTTTAGAAATTTTCTTTTCTATTCCAACATGGCTGCTTTACATTGGAATTGGATGTGCGTTTGTGCAGGTTATTTGGTATGCTTTTATTGGCATTACTGCTGTGGTTACATCGTGGAGGAAGTTGAAATGAATGCTCCATGTTATGAATGTAAAGATAGAACATTAGGTTGTCACGGCAACTGTAAAAGATATGCTGAATATGACAGTCTAAATAAGAAGCGGATTCACGACCATAACGAAGAAATTCGTACAGCACCTGAGAAAATGCCAAATTCATATTTGACAAGAAATTCAAAATTGAGTGCGAGATTACAGAAAGAAGGTAGAAGAAGATGGTAACATTAGAAAAATTCCAAAAGCTTATGCATCTTAGTGAAGACGAAGAAATAAATAAGCTGTTGATAGGAGTGATGTATGAAGAACTGGATGATAGAAATTTTTTCACGCTTCCTGCATCCATCAATCATCATGGGAATAAAGAAGGAGATCTGTTCAATCATAGTTTGTCTGTTATGCTTGAGCTTATATATCTCACTGATAGACTTAACTTACAATGGGAGCTTGAACGCTCCCCTTATGTGGTAGGAATGTTGCATGACCTTTGTAAAACAGAACTTTATGTTCCAGATGGTAATGGTGGATTTAAATACAACAATGAATCTTTTATGACTGGACATGGCGATTTGTCTGTTCTGCTTTCTGCTAATATTGGATTCATTTTGACCGAGGAAGAAATCGCTTGTATTCGCTGGCATATGGGTGCGTTTGACGATAGTAAGAACTGGAACAAATACAACCTTGCTATTCAAAAATATCCAAATGTTCTTTACACACATACAGCAGACATGATTGCGAGCCAGATTAAGAATGTTTAACATACTGCATGGGGGTTTCGGAATGTTCAGAGTGAGAGATAAACGAAATAATAAGTGGGTTGGGAATGGTGAAAAGTTTTACCTGAATAGAACTGATGATCTAATTCAAGTAAAGAGAAAATTCTTTAAGACAAAAGAAGTTTTTGTGCGTCCGTCTAATTACGAATATCAGCGTTCTATTGGAATTTGTGATAAAGATGGAATGCCAATATTTGAAGGCGATATTGTCGATGCGGAAATTATGAACGAAGTAATTAGAACGCTTTGCTATTTCTCATGTGATACTTGTTCTTATGTTTTGCTTGATATGAATAATGATAAATATTATTCTTTAAGTAAACAGAAGAGTAGAGTTATTAAAGTTGTTGGCAATATTTACGATAATCCGACTATGCTTAGGGAGTAACTCATGGACAAAGAAAGAAATGCTAACTGGATTTTTAAATACGACTATTCGGGCGATAAAGTAAATATTTGGTCTGCTTTCAAATGCAGCTATTGCACTGCTATGTATCAGTTCCCGAAGAATAAGAAATTTCGATATTGTCCAAATTGTGGAAGTAAAATGATTTTGGATGGAGAAAAATGCAAATAAAATTGATATTTTATTTGCATGATTTATTGTAATTGTTTGGTTGAAAAGGAGAATTTTATCATGAAAAGAATGACTGGCGAAGAACTGAAAAACATTTTGGACTTGCATGAGAAGTGGCTGAACGGAGAACCTGATGGAGTTCAGGCAGAGTTGCGTGACGTAAATTTAAGTGGAATTTATTTGGCAGATAAAAATTTATCCAAGGCTTTCTTATGCCATGTAATATTAAAAGGTTCTATTTTGGATAATACAAATCTGAAACATACACGTTTACTGTATGTGAACTTGGAACATTCAAGTTTACGAAATACAAACTTGGAATCTGCGATGCTATGTAAAGTCAACTTTTCAGACTCAAATATTGGAGGGGCAAACTTTTGTAATTCAGTTCTCGAAAATGTTTCTTTTGAGAATGTTTACCACAACGAAAACACAATATTCTTCGCATTACAATGCCCAGAAGAAGGGAGTTTCATCGGATATAAAAAAGCAATAAACAAAGATGAAGAATTTGTCATTGTAAAATTGCAAATCACAGAAGATGCAAAGCGTTCCTCTGCAACGTCCAGAAAGTGTAGATGTAGTAAGGCAAAGGTTCTTTCTATTACTTCTATTGACGGGAAGATTGAATATGATTCTGCTCATGCATGTTATGATCGAAGTTTTGTTTATAAGGTCGGAGAAACTGTAGAAGTAACTGACTTTGACGAAGATAGATGGAACGAATGCAGCACCGGAATTCATTTCTTTATTACAAGAGATGAAGCTGTACAATATCAATGAAAGTCGTGGTGATATAAATGGATTGGACAGGAAATGGAAACTCTGTATTCAAAACATTAGGTGCTTCTAATCATTCTTTTTCTGAAAGAGAGATTAATGATTATTATGCAACCGATCCAAACGCACTTGAACAACTTTTAAGGTATGAAAAGTTTAACCCTTATATCTGGGAATGTGCATGCGGTGCAGGACACTTATCTAATGTTCTTAAAAATCATGGATATAAAGTTATGAGTTCTGACATTGTAAATCGCGGATATGATGATATGGAAATTGTAGATTTTCTATCTTATAAACCTGTTAATAGTAGAAATGATTTTGATGTTATTACAAATCCGCCTTATAAATATGCGTTAGATTTCGTAAAACATGCATTGGAAATTTCGATGGAATCTGTAAAGGTTGCTATGTTTTTGAAAATTCAGTTTTTAGAAGGACAAAAAAGATATGAGTTTTTAAAAAAGAATCCTCCGAAAATTATTTATGTGTTTTCTAAAAGAATGGAGTGTGCAAAAAATGGCTTGTTTATCGGAAGTAGTGCTGTTTGCTACGCATGGTTTATTTGGGAAAATGGATGGTATGGTAATCCAATAATTAAATGGTTATAAAGGAGAATAATTATGAACTGCAAGGTGGCTGCTATAAATTGCTATGAAAAAGAAATCAATGAACTCGAACTTAGAATTAAGGATTTAAAAAAGAAATCTGAACGTATCGATAAAAGAAAGAAGTTTGGCTTCTTTTATCCGGATGTTGACGAACCTTATTATGTGTATGCTGTCGATGAAATTATGGATTTTGAACGCCCTGAATCCGTACCAGAATCTGATGAACTTTTTGAGTATTGTTATGCTTACAAAACAAAAGAACAATGTCAATGGGCAGAAGATAAGGTTAGACAGCTGCGAAAATTGATCGCATTAAGAAATGCAATTTGTCCGGACTATGAGCCTAATTGGGATGATGAATCTGAAAAGAAATATTGTCTTCACTATAATTATGATGATAGCCGTTGGTATACTAATTTTTCTACTTATTCCGATCATAATGTTGGTATTTATTTTGACACACTTGAAAATGCTCAGAAAGCAGCAGATTTTCTGAATGATGAGATTATTAAAGAATAAATAAAGGAGAATGTTTCATGAAAATTTTAAGCTTGTTTGACGGTATTTCCTGTGGCAGATTGGCATTGGAACGTGTCGGATTACCTGTAGAACAATATGACGCTTTTGAAATTGACCGTTATGCAATCACTATTTCTAAAAAGAATTTCCCCGATATTGCTCATCACGGGGACGTATTTGACGGCGATTTTACGAAGTTCAAGGGGTATGACCTTTTGCTCGGCGGAAGTCCGTGTACATACTGGTCTATTGCAAAAAAAAGACGTGAGACTACCTCTGACGGCATGGGATTCAAACTGTTCATGGAGTATGTTCGGGCGCTCCGTGAGAGTGGGTGCAAGTATTTTCTTTATGAGAATAACTACTCTATTCATCAAAATATCAAAGACGAGATCAGCAAGCATTTAGGTGTGCAGCCTATCATGATAAACTCGGCACTTGTAAGCGGTCAGAATCGAAAAAGATGTTATTGGACTAATATCCCGAATGTCACCCAGCCAAACGATTCGGGAATTATGCTTGCCGACGTGCTTGAAAACGCTGTTCCGTGGCAGGACAAGTCCTACTGTATGACTTCTTCCTATAATAGGGCTGTACTTTACAATACGCTTGAAAGAAAACAGCGGACAATGGTGGCTATTCCGATCAATACTGTGGGTGGCAAGTCGCACACTATCCCTGCTACATATTATAAAGCCGGAGAAAAGCCTTTCAGTCCGCATGGAAGCGAAATGGCTAAACAGCGTGTAACTGTACCGATCTGTGTCAACTCTCAAAGTGGTAATTCAACTATCCCCACAAGAAAACAGCCGTCTTTGAGCGAGAGAATTTACAGCATTTACGGGAAAAATCCTGCACTTACTTCGGGTTTTCGTACCAATATTGCTGTACCGGTCGAAACTGTCACCGAGCCTGTGGGTGCCGCCCAACGTGGCAGATACGTTGACGGTAATAAAACCGAACAGCATATTGAAGTCAGACCTGACGGCAAATCAAACTGTCTGACAACGGTGCGGAAAGACAGTCTTGTGTGCACTCCTGTTCGTATCGGACAGATCGGCAAAGGCGGTCAGGGACAGCGAATCTATTCAGTTCGTGGAAAATCCGTCACAATGACGGCAAACGGCGGCGGAACGGGTGGGAAAACCAGACTTTACAAGATTGACCTTCCTGACGGTGACTATATTATCCGTAAGCTCACGCCCATTGAAGCGGAAAGACTCCAAACTCTGCCCGACAACTACACCGCAGGCATTTCCAATACCCAGCGATATAAGTGTATCGGGAACGGTTGGACGGTCGATGTGATCGCACATATCTTGAAAGGATTAAAGAATAAATAAAGGAGAGAATTTCATGGAACATATTTTGCAAATTGGGGTATGTGTTGACGACAGAGCGATTGAAGAAGGTGCTATGAAGTCACTTTCTGAAAATTTGAGTAATAAGATTAGGAAAGAAATGTTTGATCGCTATGGAAATCTTTTAGACGTATCAAAGATGATTATAAAAGAATGGCTTGATAAACACAAAGAAGAACTTTTAGACAAGACGGCAGATGTCCTTCTCGAATATCTGAAAAGAACGAAAGCGGTTAAAGAAATGGTTTATGATGTAAAGAAAGAAATCGAGGGATTAAAAGATGATTGTTCATCGTTGTGATTTTTGTAGAAAAGTTTTTGAAAATCTTCATTCCATTTATTTTGAAACAGATTTATTTAATGAGTGCTACCATAAACGAATAAGAGAATATATTGGAATGCCTTGTGCTGTAAGTTTTCAAGGTGAAAGTATATTTAAATTTGAAATTTGTGGTGATTGTTTTAACGATATTGGTAATACTATTTTAAATGGTGTTGGTATAGATAAAAATAATGAATCTGAATCAGGAGGTTGGAGATGGTAAGAATTGAAAATGTTGATGTTTTCGGATGGGAATCTGCAATCCGTGGAATGAGAAACCCAATGAACAGCTGGGATAAGAGCGACAGTCAATTTCACGTTTGTTCTAAGTCAGGTAAAACAAGTTGCACTGAAATTGGGAATAACGACTTAAAGCTTATGCAGTCGCTTGTTAAAGCTGGAACAGATCATTCTAAGTTTATGAGAATGATAAATGTAAGCTGTGATATTACAGCACCTCGATATTGGTGGACTGAATATGACACCTATAAAGTAGGGACGGTTCGTAATTCATGTTCTACAATGCATAAGATTGCTGATAAGGAATTTGAACCGAGCGATTTTTCAAGAGAACATTTAACAACCTTGGATTTCCAGCATTATGATATTCTGGATACGGAAGAGGTAGAACGTATTGAATTTCAGACCGCATCGACTGAAATTCTGAGGTTGATTATTCAATGTTTAAACAATTACAGAAAACTGTATCTTGCTACTAAAAATAAAAAATACTGGTGGCAGATGATTCAAATTTTACCGCAATCTTATAATCAGCGTGCAACCGTACAACTTAATTATGCCGTTCTTCGAAAAATGTATCATGCAAGAAAGAATCATAAGTTGGATGAATGGGTTGAGTTTTGCAAGTGGATTGAAACACTTCCCTATTCAGAATTGATTACAATGTAAACGACAGAGAAAGGAATTTATTATGATTGTGAATTTGGATTACATTGATAATTATATAAGGCTTGCTGAGAATCTCGTGAATGCGGAACTTATGTTTTACAAAAGACTTTGTTTAAGTTATTTTATGACAGAGTTTAATCAGCGTTCTGCTGAGAAGATTGCTGAATGTAGAAAAGCAGTTAAGAAAGAAGAACGCATTATGAGGTCGGATTATTATAAAATTCTTCTGATGGGATTGGATGCGGATCTGTTAATTGGTGATATAAAAGCACAATGCAAAGAAGAAGCTATGATTGAGTTCCTTAAAAATAATCTCACTTGAATTTTACAAAAATTTCAAGTGAGTAACTTCCTACTTTTGCGTTGTAATTCGTATAATTAAGTAGAATTTTTCAGGAGGGAAAATGGGTTGAATAAAATCAAAAAAGAAAATTGGGTGTCAAAATTCAATCTGCTTGGCGAGGTTCATCTGAATGATAACACATTTCAGATGAATAAGGTTTCTGCCAGTGGTTGGAAGTATAGCAGAATAAATCTCTGTATTAAATGTGGTTCTACCTCTGGGAACATATACACAGAGATGATGGGCGGTTTTAATAGTGACGGTTCTTCTGTTATTTATGCTCATGGCAAGACCGATGATGGGCGAGATGATTTTTCTCAAAAGGTTGAAGTTCCGTGGAAAAATAGAGAAGATGCTGCTACGCTTGAATCTATTGGGGATATGTGCTTTATTCAAATCGGTTTAGAGAAGACAGAATCAGGCAAAGTGTTTTATCAAAAGTTCCTTAGTGAATATGATGCTATTGCTTATTTGAATGATCATCTTCACGATGGTGATAAGGTTTATGTTTCCGGTACTTTGAAATACTCTGTATATAACGGAACTACACAGGTCAAGAAAGCCATCAATAAGATTACGATTTATACTCCGAGAAGCGATGATGAAGAATTTAAACCATATGCAAGATTTACGCAGTCGGTGCTGCTTAATAATTGTTCTGCTTCTCTTAAAGAAGTAAATAAAGAAGCTGGAACTATGCCAGTCAATGCGAGAGTTCTTGACTATGCAAAGGAAATTGACGGTGTTACAATTAAAGGGCAGTATCCGTTTTCGATGTCATTTGAATATAAGTTGGATTTGACGAACGAAACTCTTTGCAGAACAATCTATAAAAAGCTGTTCGAAGTTAAGTCTGGATGGACTCAAATTACATTCAATGGTGAATTTGTTGAATCTGGTGCAGCTGTCAATGTAACATTGGATGATGTAAGCGATGACATTAAGGAATTGATTAAAGCCGGAATTTATACAGAAGAAGAAGTTCTTCGTTCTGTGGTGGGAAATGGAAACAGAGAAAGAAAGATGGTATTGTTGAAGCCAATTATTATTACCCTTGGCAATGATGATAATAAAATTTCAACAGTTGCGAAGTTTGAAAATCGTTATTCAGATGAAGACCTTGAAATTAATTTAGGTGTTTCAGAAGCCGATTTTGATAACGCCACTCCGATTGGAGATGGTGATGAAATGGATTGGCTAAACCTTGTCTGATAAAAAAAGAATAGAAAGGAATGTTTTGCGTATGGCTATGGGAAAAATTTCCTCTTTGTCGTTGAATCCTTTGGATTATACCATTGGATTCTTTGGGGAAGAAAAGATTGGGAAAACAACTTTAGTTCGTGACATTGTTAAAGAATTAACACACAATCCTAATTCTGCATTGTTCTTTGAGTTTGGTCTTGAAAGAGGTGCAGATTGTGCAGAAGGAATCAATAATATCAGCGTCAAGGATTGGGAAGGTGACTATGTTCCTGAATTCAATGAAGCTGGATTCGCTACAGTTTGCGAAGATATTTTGCAAAATAGATTTTCTGAATATCCTGATTTAAAGCTGGTTGTAATTGATACATATGATTTATTTATTCCGATTGCAGAAGAAGAGTCGGTTAAGGAATGGAACTCATTCTGTCAGTCTAAATCTTCTTCTGATGCTTCTTATTTAAAGAAGAAGACAAAGGAAATCAATGGTGCATGGGGCGGATTCCAGAAAGGACAAGCTAAGGCGTTTAGTTTAATGATGTCTTATAAGGATGCTCTTAAAAAGCTTGGGATTGAAACTTGGTTTATTGGACATACGAAAATCAAAGAAAAGACAGATGAAACTACTGGCGAAGTTTATCGTACTTTGAATTTCAATCAGGATTCAATTTATGCGAAAGGTATTCGTGGAATCTGCCATGTAATTGCTACTGGATATTATGACAGAAAAATTGAATCAGTAGAAGTTGGAAAAGTAAATCCGGTTACAAAGAAGAAGCAAGAAACAGGCAAAGTTACTTCTTGTAAGAGAATGATTAAATTCCGAGATTCTGAAAATATGATTGAAGGTGGCGGAAGATTCGGTTTCATTGAAGAAGAAGTTGATTGGGATGCTTCCAATGTAATTGAAGCTATTAAGACCGCCATTCTCAAAGAGAAAGAAAACGCTGGAATTACGTTGGAAGAAGCAAAGAAGAAACAAGAAGAATCTGACTCCATCCTTTCTGAAAAGGCAAAAGAAGCGGAAATTAACAATAAGAAAGATGCTGTTGTAAAACAGATTATCAAGTTTGTTTCTGAGCATAAGGATGACATTGATACAGTCAGAGATGTCGTTCAGGCATGCAAGCAATATGGATTTTCTAATCCGAAAGAAATTGAAACACTGGAACAGGCAGAACAAATTCTTTCTATTTGCAAATAAAAAAAATATTTTGTGGTAGGGGTAGACTACTCCCCCTACTGCTTATATTAAAGGAACTTTATTATGAACGATAAAACCGCTGGTATAAAGCGACTAAAAAATGGTGAATGGTCTGCTACATATAAAAGAAAGCAAATTGGAATTTTCGCAAGCAAAGAAGAAGCTGTGAAAGCCAGAGAAAAATATATCTATGACAACCTTGATTCAGAATCAAGATTTTATAATAAATGTTATGATTTAATCAAAGAGCTTTATGGCTATGATAATAATCAAACGCTTACAAAATTTACCGTTCTTAGAATAAGAGGAATTGTAAAAGGAAAGTTTTGCGACAATGGCTTTCAGGGCAACAATGCAAATTATTCTTTTGAAAATCTGTATTATACAATTCTGTTATGCAGAAACTCAATTGAGCATTCTATTAGAACTGTAAATTTCAAAGATGAATCTCATATGACAAATTATGTTTTTAAGATAATTGAAGGCAAACTTAATGATGTCTACATTAGAATGAAGAATGCTAAAAGCAATGAATTAAAAACACAAGTTGATGATGTTATTCCTATAAAAAAAGGCAGCGAGAATTATCGTGTAAGCGAAAAAAGTGAAACAAATAAATTTAATGATTTGTGGTAAGGAGTATAAAATGAAAGATAGATTTTTGATTGAAACACCTATGACAGTCGAAGCAGCAAAAGAACTTATTGATTATTTTAATCTTGTCAATAAAACGGTTAGAGGATTTATGGCTTGGATAGAAGGCACAGATTTGGGCAAATCACCTGATGCTTATAACAATATTGGTATGAGAATTAATGGTAAAGTGTTCAAGACTTCTGAATTGGAATTCATCAATAAAAAAAATGGTTTCCACTTTTTTATTGATGAAGATGGACTTCCTTGTATTTTAGCATCGCATCTTCGTACCAAAGATGCGACAACATACCCAGAAAAAAAAAATGAAGAAACTGAAATAAATGAAAATGAAGTTGCTCAGAATTTCGTGAATGATTTTGAAGACACTTTAAGTGAGCATATCAACAGACTTCTCGGTGATTATAAAGAGATTGAAGATTCCGCGAGATCGACTGTTAAAGATTTCTGTGAGGGAATCTCAAAAAAAGAAACAAAGGAAGAAGATAAAGATTTAACTTCTGATGTAAAGTGCAACAGCGTAGTTCATCCAAATCATTATAATTCTGGAAAATACGAATGTATTGAAGTGATGAAAGAAGTATTCGGAGATGAAGCTGTAAAACTGTTTTGTGCGATGAATGCCTTTAAGTATCTCTGGCGATACAGCAAGAAGAACGGTGAAGAAGATGTTGCGAAGGCTTGTAATTATTTGAAGATTAGATCCGGTTTGAATAAAACAGAAGAATAAAGAGGTACGAGTATGGGCGAGAAAAAAGAATTGACATTGCTTCAAAAACAACAGGTTGAAACAATGAAAAAAATTTTAGAATATAAGCTTCCGGCAGAAGCAAATGTTGTAAGCATTATATTTAAATCTCCCTCTGTACTAATTGAAACTTTTGTAGAATTAAAAGAAGATGATTTTCATAATAAATGTTGGAAAGCATTTTTTCAAATTGCATATAATCTTTTGATTTCAGAAAAGAAAAGAGTACTTGATGAAATTACAATCGGATTATATTTAGACAACCATCCTAATTTAAAGAAGATATATGAAGAATTTGGTGGTTATGAAACTGTTGAGAATTCAAAGAAGTATGTAAAGGTAGAGAACTTTGAAGGTTATGTTTCAGATTTAAAAAAATGGAAATGCATTTTAAGTCTTTGTAAATATGGATTCCCTGTTCATGATAGACTGCAAGAATTTATTCAGATGTCAGCAGAAGATATTTACAATGAGTATCAGGTTTATTTAAATCATACTTTTGTAAATATTGATAACGATATTAAATCATATGATATTTGCGATGGCATCTATGATTTAATAGAAGATTTGGATAAAGGATTAGCTGTAGGACTTCCCTATTATGATATGCCAATGCTGACTGCCGAAACTGGCGGTCAGTGTCTTGGCACAATTACATTACTTGGTGGGATTTCAAATGTTGGTAAAAGTACCATTGCGAGAAGCGTTACAATTCCATCTATTATAAAGTATGATGAAAAAGTTGTAATTATGATAAATGAAGATTCTTTTCAAAAATGGCAAAGAGAAATGCTTGTCTGGGTATGCAATAACATTATCAACTACAATGTTCAAAAGCATGTTGTGAGAGACGGAAATTATACAGATGAAGTAAAGTCGCATTTGTATAAAGCTGCACAGTGGTTGCAAGAGAAGACGAAGAATCATACAATTACAGTTATTCCCTTTACACAGTATAAAACAAGTAATGCAATTAAAGAAATTCGGAAATACGCATCAATGGGTGTTAAGTACTTCATTCTTGATACATTCAAGTTGGATGCAGGGAAAGTGACAAATAATTCATGGACAGAAATGCAACAAAATATGGTTGCTATAAAAGACACCATAAAAGCCGAATCTCTTAATGTGCATATTCTTATTACTTTTCAGCTTGAAAAAGGAAGTAGCACAATGAGATATTATACTCAAAATAATATCGGTATCGCAAAAAACATTGTTGATGTTGCGTCTACTTGCATCATGGTGCGAGATATGTTTGAGGATGAATATACTGGCTCTGAATCAAAGAAAGAAATAAAAGCGTATCGTTTGGAAGGCGAAAATAAAAGAACAAAGGTTATGGTAAAGCTTGAAAAGCCTGATAGATTTCAGATTTTTTTTATCGTAAAAAACCAAGAAGGTGCTGCAAATTCTTATCAGATTGTAGCGAAGCATGATAAAAGCAGAAATATTATACAAGAGGTAGGGATTACAAATGTAAGACCAGACTGGTAATGGCGGTGTAGTATTGATGGATGTCAATAGACTAAAAAGATATATTTATGAAAATAATTTAATTCAAGTAATTCTCGAAAAACTTGGATGCAAAGATATTATTTATCATAAAGAAAAAGAATACTATTCTGCATCGCACCCAGATGGGGATAACAAGCAAGGGGTCAATATAAAAAATTCTATTAGATTATCATATAGAAGTTTTTCCAGAAATATTTCTTATGATGATGGAAAAGATTTAATCAGTCTTGTTGAGATAACGAATGATTGCACTTTTCCGGAAGCATTAGATTATTTATGTTGTTCTCTTAGAATTGCAAAAGCAAAATTTCGTTCAAGTTTAATAAATAAATCAGATCCTCTCGACATATTCAAAAGAATAAGTTTTAAAAATAATGATGATAACCTTCAATATGAAGTGTTGGGTGAAGATTTGATTGATGACCCTGTTGTTCATATAGACTGGTTAACAGAAGGAATCATTTTTTCTACTGCAAAAAAATTTGAATTATCATTTGATGCTGATAAAAATAGAATTATGATTCCGTTTCGTCATTGGTTGACAGGTGAATTGCTTGGATTCACATCAAGGACTACCATTCGAGATTATAAAATTCTCGGTATAAAAAAATACTATATAACTCCTACTTACAAAAAAAATATAAACCTATATGGGCTTTATCAAAATTATGATTATATTATAAAGTTTGGATATTGTGTTATCTTCGAGTCTGAAAAAAGTGTTTTAAAAAGAGATAGCCTTCTTGATAACACTTGTACTGCTTTATCTGGACACATGATTTCAACTGAACAGGTTCGTATTCTTCTTGGGCTTAATGTCGATATTATTGTAGCAATGGATAAAGATGTTTCTGAACTGGAAGTATGGAGTATATGCGAAAAGTTTTATCCTATTAGGAATGTTTATTATATAAAAGATTCTTATGAAATTTTGGAAGATAAGGATAGTCCGGCTGATGCTAAAAACAAAGACTATTGTTTCCTTTTTAAAAATAAGATTAGATATGATAATGAAGTTCATTTAAGATATAAGGAATGTTTGAAATGATATTGTCAAATGATAAGTCGAGAAAAGAGGTTTTAATGTTTGTAATAGAAGGAATTCAACATTGGTATATTATTCCTGCTGTACAGGAACATTTAGTAATTGAAATGATGGAATCTTATTGTAAAGATTCATTAGAAGAGTTTTATAATAAATATAAAAATAAAATTCATTTACTTAAATCGGAAGCACGTACGTTTTTCGAAGATACTTGCAAAGAACTAATAGAAAAGGAGAATGAAAATGAAAGATATTGAAGATAGAATCAAGGAATTAGAAGATGAGTTAAAAGAATTACGAGAAGAAGTGGAGATGCAGGATAAACAAGGAGAACCTAAGCCGTGGAAGCCGGAGGTTGAAGAAGAATACTTTTATATCGGCAACACTCTTGAAACTGGAAAGTATATTAATGGGGGTGATCCTGTAGATGATAAACTTATTACAGCAGGCAACTGTTTTCCAACAAGAGAACGTGCCGAAGAAGTTGTAAAGAAAATGCGGTTGCTGTTACGGTTGGAGCAGCTGCATGATATGCTCTGTCCGGACTATGAGCCGGATTGGGAGGATGAGAATGGTTATACGCTCTGTTTAAGACGAGATTATATAAACAATCGTTGGATGGAATATAATTGGGGAGGCGATGAAGTTTTTCCTGTATATTTTAATAGCGTTGCAAATGTTCATAAAGCAGCGAAAATCTTAAACAGAGAGCTGGAACTGGAGCTGAATGAAAAATGATACCATATCCTTTATTCACAAGCAGATTAATTCAACAAATAATTTTCATACAAAGGAATGATTACGTATGGTTAAAATTGAAAATGATTGCTCTTGTTGTGAAAGATGTGGTAACTGCGGTCTGAGAAAGCAACCGCATCTTTATTGTGATTCATGTGGAAATGAAACCGATACCTTGTTTAAATTGCAGTGTGTCGAAACAGAGTATCTTTGTGATGATTGTCTACAAGAATACATTCAGAGTATTGTGCAGACATTTACTGTAGAGGACTTCATAGAAGAGAACGAATCAGATTATTGATAAGAAAGGAACTCTTATGTCACGTCTAATGCAAAGCCAATTAAATGACCTTATGAAAAAAGAGGGCTGTGATAGAATTTGGAGTTGGAGCAAAATCAATACATTTATGATTTCTCCATATGAGTATTATCTAAAATATATTTTAAAAGAAAAAGAAGATAGGAAAGATTGTATATATGCTACTACTGGCGGTATTGCACATGACATCTTAGAAAAGTATTATACTAAGCAAATTGAATATAAAGACATGATTAGTTTGTTTCAAGAAAACTGGACTGCTGCATTTGATATAATGGAAATGAAATTCGATAGAAATGATGAAGAGAAAAATCTTTCTATCGCAAATCATTACAAATATGATTTGCAGCATTTTTTTACTTTTCATAATTCTCTTAAACACAAACCAATGATAGAGCAGTTTGTAAAAATCAATTTAGACGGTATTCTAATTCAAGGATATATTGATGCCTGTATGAAAGATGATGAAGGCAATTATATAATCCTTGATTGGAAAACGAGTAGTAAATATAGTTCTAAAACAGCGGATGAAAAAGCAGGGCAGCTTGTGATATATGCATTAGGATTACATAAAGCAGGAATCCCAATTGAAAAAATAAAGATTTGCTGGAACTTCCTAAAGTACGTAGATATAGAATACATTCAAAAAAATGGTAAAACAAAAACAAGAACTGTTGAGAGATATAAAATCGGCGATGCCCTACAGAGCAATGTGAAGATGTGGCTTTCTCATTATGGTTATGAACCAAATGAATATTTAAAAGAATTGCTGGATTCTAATTCTATTGATAATCTACCTGAACCAGTAAAAGAAAAATATAAAATTACAGATTGTTTTGTTTATGTTCCGCTTACTAATTCTTTGATTCAAAACTGGGTTGATAAGGTAAAAAACACAGTAGCAGATATTGAATTAAGAGAAGCGGATTATGAAAAATATAAAAGTAATAAATCTTTTTGGGATTCTCCGGAACAAGTAGAAAAGGAAAGTTATTATTTCTCTACATTATGCGGATATAGCAGAAAACTACATAAACCTTTTGACGAATATTGTAGTAAAATTGAAAAGCGAAAAAAAGATTCTGAAATTAGAATTGTTGGCAATACAAATCTCAGTGAAGATTTAAGCTGGCTTAATGAAATTTAAGGAGTAATTTTTATGGAAAAGAGATACGAGAATTATCATAAGCACACATGGTGGTCTAATGTAAGAATAACAGATTGCGTTGTAAGTATTGAAGAATATATGCAAAGAGCCGTTTCTCTTGGACATAAAATTTATTTTACAACAGAACACGGATGGCAAGGAAATATTCCTCTATCTTTTACTCTGTGTCAGAAGTATGGATTAAAATGTGTTTATGGAGTCGAAGCGTATTATGTAGATGACATACAAGATAAAAGCGAAAGAACAGCGTATCATCTGATGTTAGTTGCATTAAACAAATCAGGGCAATTGCAGCTAAACAAGATCTTATCTATTGCTAACAAAGATGGATTTTATTATAAACCGAGAATTGATCTTAATCTTTTGATTTCTTTGAATCCGAATGATGTTATTGTAACTTCTGCCTGTATACAAAGTAGATTGTTTAAATCTGGATGGAAAGAAAAATTTTTCATTCCTGTCTGGGATCATTTCAAGGATCATTTTTTGTTAGAAGTTCAGAATCATAATGTAGAAGCTCAAAAAGAACATAACAGAAAGATTCTTGAATTAAAGAAAGAATATCCTATACAATTAATACACGGGAATGATAGCCATTATATTTTTCAAGAAGATTCTAAATACAGAGATATTTATCTAAAGAATAAGGGAATTAATTATTCAGAAGAAGATAGCTTTATTATGGATTATCCCACATACGATGAAATTGTTGAAAGATATAAAACACAAGGCGTTTTAAGCGAACGAGAGATACAAGAAGCTTTAGATAATACCTTGGTTTTTGATAATGCGGAAGGCATTTGTTTGGACAAGCAGTTTAAAATGCCGGATATAAATTATTCTTTTCTATCAGAAATGATGGGTAAGAAATATACAAATAGCGACAGTGATTCTAAAATATTGAGAGATATTATTAGAAAAGAATGGAATAGAGAAAAGAAAAATATTCAAAAAAACAGAATAAAAGAATACGAAAGTGCTATCTATTATGAAATGGATATTGTAAAAAAATGTAAAATGGAGAAGTATTTTGTAATAGATTACATGATAGAAAAACATGCGGTAAATGATTATGGGGCTGTTATCACAAGAAGCGGAAGAGGGAGTGCTGTTTCTTTCTATATAAACCATCTATTAGGGCTGACAGAAGTAGACAGATTGAAATCTCCTATCACGTTATATCCAACACGTTTTATGAGTGCAGAAAGAATCTTGAAAACGTGTTCTTTACCAGACATCGATCAAAACTATGCTGATGTAACGCCTGTAATACAGGCATCTAAAGATATTTTAGGCGAAGACGGGATTTATTACATGGTATCTTATAAGCCGTTACAGAAAGCTTCTGCTTTTAGAGCATGGTGTAAAGGAATCGGTCTTAACATTAAAGAATATGATGATATAGCTAAAAATATAGAATCATATACTGACGATCTAATGTGGGGCAACGTAATCAAAGACAGCGAACGATTCGTAGGAGTGATTGATTCCATTGCCCCATCTCCATGCAGTTTCTTGCTTTTATCAAATCCTATTTCAGAAGAGATAGGATTATTAAAAGTAGGAAATGAAATCTGCTGTTGCCTTGATGGATATTATTGTGATGTTTATAAATATCTAAAAAACGATTTTCTTACGGTTTCTGTTTATTCTATTATAGATAAAGTTTACAAAGAAATAAATCAACCGATTGATTCGATTGAATCTTTGCTTTCTAAATGCGATGAATCAGTTTGGGATATTTATAAAAGCGCTTTAACAACCACAATCAATCAATGTGATTCTGATTTTGCTAAGTCAACATTGAAACGCTATCAACCAAAATCGTTATCCGAATTGTCTGCTTGGGTTGCTGCAATTAGACCTGGGTTCGCATCGTTGCTAAATAACTTTTTAGACAGGAAACCATACAGTACAGGAGTAGAAGAACTTGATGATATTCTCAAAGATTCATTCCATTATTTAATGTATCAGGAATCCATTATGAAATATTTGGTTTGGCTTGGTATAGAGGAAAAGGAAACGTATGATATTATAAAAAAGATTTCAAAAAAGAAATTTAAGGAAGAAGAACTGAATGAACTAAGAGAAAAATTAAAAGCTGGCTGGATTAAAAAAATACAGAAAGAAGACGGTTTCAATGAAACTTGGACGGTTGTGCAGGATGCAGCAAGATATAGTTTTAATGCATCTCATTCTTTATGCGTTGCTATTGATAGTTTATATGGAGCTTATTTAAAATCACATTATCCATTAGAATACTTTTCAACAGTTCTTTCTTTTTATTCAGAAGATACAGAAAAAACAGCAAAACTTATAGAAGAACTTCCCTATTTTGGAATCAAATTGAAACCAATTCAATTTGGTAAATCTAAGACAAATTATTCTTATGATAAAAATACAAACGAAATTTACAAAGGAATCTATTCTGTTAAGTATTGCAATGCTAAAATTGCGGATGAGCTTTTAGAGGCGTCAAGAAAAAATCCGAAGAATTTTATTGAATTGCTTTCTATGTTAAAAGAAACATCTGTAACATCTAAGCAAGTCGAAATTTTAATAAAACTCAATTTCTTTTCCGCATTTGGCAAGAACCAATACTTACTTTCTATTTTCGATGTTTATAATGAATTTAATAATCGTTCTATTATTCAAAAAAAGAAGTTAAAAAATTATAATGAAAAGTATGGTATTATAGAAGATGACGTGAAGAGATTTTCAAAAAAAGAATCTCCTACCCAATACAGAAATGTAGATAATGTAGAACTAATGAATTTTATTATCTGTAATTTCAGCAACGACAATCTTACAGCAAAAGAACAGATTGAAGCTGATTATGAGTACTTAGAGTATACGGACTACAAAAATAACGAAATAAATAATTTCATTTATATTGTAGTCGAATTTAAAACTTATAAAGATGCTTCCAAACCTTATTTGAAATTAAGAAATTTAAATTCTGGAAACGAAATCAAATGTAGGATTAAGAATAGAGATTTATATAATAGAAAAAAATTCACAAGATTTTCCATTTTAAAAATTGATGGATTCTGTTTTGATTTTAAGAAGACTCTTAAAGATGGGAAATGGATTACATCAAATGAAAGAGAATGTATACTTGATAGGTATGAACTGATAGAAAGGTAGTAACATGAACTTTAAAGCAGAGGTCGTAAAAGAAGTTTGGAATAGTGATAATTTTAAAGTTTATGCCGTGAATGTTACTTCATGTGCAGGAGAAGTGAAGACTAATAAGTACGGAAATGTAAGTATTTCTGGGAACATCCCAGATTTAATTATTGGCGAAGAATATGAATTTTCAGGAGAAGAGAAGAAAACAAAATATGGAATTGGATATGATATTCAAAACGTAAAAAGAAAGAAACCGATTACGAAACTCGATGCCTCTGTTTTCTTATCTGAAATCTTAACAAAAAGACAAACGAATTCCCTATTGTCTGCTTACCCAAATATAATCGACATGATTATGAATGGCGAGGATGATGAGATTGATTTCTCTAAATTAAATGGAATTAAAGAAAAATCTTTTCAGAAAATAAAAGATAAGGTAATTAATAATTTTTGTTTGGCAGAATTTGTTTCTGAATTTGATGGACTTATTACTATAGCTACCGCAAGAAAGCTTTACGAGAAATACAAATCCATCGAAATGATGAATAAGAAGTTTTTATCAGAGCCATATAAAACTCTGTGCGAAGTTAGCGGAATTGGCTTCAAGAAGGCAGACAGTATTCTGCTTTCTATAGATAAATCATCAAAACAAAAAATAAAAAAAGGTCTGTTTGTCACTATTAAATTTGATTTTGATCTAAAGACAAGTAAAGAAAGATGTTTGGCTTATATTGTTTATGCTCTTACTCAGAACGAATCAGAAGGAAATACAAAAATGAATCTCGCTGATTTACGAACCGATTGCTTAAAAAATGTTCCAGAAACAATTAGTTACTTTGAAGAAGCAATTAAAGACAAGTCTGTATTTTACGAAACTGATTCAATGACGGTGTCCAGAACCACCGCACATAATACGGAGAAATATATTTCTGACGTTATCAGAAGTGCGTTTAATGATAATCAGTATAAATGGAAGGTAAATGAAGATAATTATAAAGAGATAGATGGGTTTGTTCTTACAGATGAACAAGCGAAAATTATTTCTACTGTATGCCAATCCCCCATTTCTATCTTAAACGGAAGTGCTGGTACAGGTAAAACATCATCTACTTTAGCGCTCATAGAGATGTTAAATGACGAACATAGAGCGTTTAAGCTTATGTCTCCTACTGGTAAAGCAGCCAAAAGATTATCTGAATGTACTAAAGAAAAAGCGACAACACTACATAGAGGGTTAGGTTATAGACCTCCGGATGAATGGGCATATAATGAAGAAGAAAAATTCGATTGCGATATTATTATCATTGATGAATTTAGTATGGTAGACATTTGGATGTTTAAAAGAGTATTGTCGGCAATTGATTTTAATAAAACGAAACTTCTTCTAATTGGTGACGATGCACAGTTGCCGTCCATTGGTGCAGGCAACATATTACATGATTTGATTAATTCCAAATTCATTCCCACTGTCACTCTTACTAAAATCTTCCGATATGGAGAAGGCGGTCTTATGAGAATTGCAGATGATGTGAAGAATACAAAACAATATCTGAATAAAGACTATCAAGGCAATGTAATTGCATTTGGTGAAAATAAAGATTATATCTTCATCAAATCCACTCCAGATTTAATAAAAGACAAAGTGGTAAATCTCTATGGTAAATTGTTAGAAAGAGGTTATTCTTTGCACGACATACAGGTTCTTACTGCGAAGAATGTAGGAGATTGTGGGACAATTGCTTTGAACAAAGAAATTCAAAAAATTGCAAATAAAAATTATGGCTGTATCAACAATATTAAAATTGGTGAATCGATTTATTATATTGGCGATTCCGTTATTCAAAAAATAAATAATTATAAAGCGACTATTGTCAATTGCAATATCGACACTGATTCAGAAGATACTTGTTTGATTGCTAACGGTGAAACGGGAACTATAAAAAAGATTGATGGTTCTAACGTGTATATCGATTTCGATGGTATTTTGATTAAATATACACGAGATGAAATGAGTATGGTTGGGTTAGGCTATGCAATTTCTATTCATAAAAGCCAAGGAAGCGGTTTTAAAATAGTAATTTTATGCAGCCCTAAAAGAGATATTTACATGATGAACAGCAACCTTCTGTATGTTGGAATAACAAGAACAATAGAAAAATGCTATCATGTAGGTTCTATTGCAGCAGTAAATATGGCTGTAAAAAAGAAAGAAAATTTTAAAAGAGATACCTATTTAAAAGATTTTTTAATCAAATAACTTCCTACTTTTACTCTCTAAAACGTATAATTTAACAGCACGAGCAGATTGCCGCTTGTGCTGTTATTTTTTTTATTATGGAGAGTGATACGAGTGTACAAGGAAGTTGTTAAACAGGACGGGCGTGTAGTTCCATTTGATCAACGAAAAATCGAGGATGCTATCACGCAGGCATGGAATCAGATTGGTTATCCTGATTTCGATAGGGTTGCAGATTTATCTGTGCTTGTCGGAGATCAAGTATCTGGTAGAACAAGCGTAAGAGAAATTGAGAATACTGTAATGAGCATTCTGTTCCAGCATGTACCAGATGTAGCAAGAGAATATTGCTCATATAAAATGGAAAGAGAAAGAGCAAGAAAACATCCGAATGAAATCGAAAAAGTTCTTCTTAATAAATCGGATATTTCTCAGGAAAACGCAAATAAAGATACTACTCGTGCACATATTATGAGTGCATACCTTGCTGAAATCCCGTCTAAACAAGCCATGAGGGACGCTTTGCCTAAAGATTGCTTGGAAGCACACGATGCAAATATCGTTTATTTTCACGATATGGCTTATTCGATTAGACCGATTGAAAATTGTAGATTGCTTGATTTAGACTGTTTATTACAAAATGGTTTTGAATTAAATGGTGTTTGGATTGAAAAGCCAAAAAGTTTTTTGACTGCTTGTACAGTTGCAACCCAAGTACTTACACATGTTACAGGGAGCAGTTATGGTGGCTGTACTATTAACCTGTTACATCTTGCTAAGTTTGTTGACGTTAGCAGACAAAAAATTAGAAAAGAAGAAAAAAAGAAACTCGACAGAATTCTTGATAATATTTTAGGTAAAAAAATTTTAGGCAAAAAAAGTCTTCCTTACGAAGAAGTTTTAAACAAAAACGTAAATGAAAGATTGCAGAAAGAAATTAGCCAAGGCATTCAAACTTTCACTTATCAGAATCAAACATTATGTAGTGGAATTGGACAAGCTGTATTTTTAACCGTATCCGTCTATTTAAATGAAGATAAAGAAAATGTCAATGATTTAATTTTAGTCTTTAAAGAAATGCTAAAGCAACGAATTCAAGGAGTAAAAACAAAAGATGGGACTTATGAAAATTTAAACTTTCCAAAAATCCTTTACTTCCTTGATGAAGATACGATGAAAGGTGGAAAGTACTACGATATAACAGTACTCTGTGCTGAATGCTCTGCTAAAAGACTTGTCCCTGATTATATGAGTGTAAAAAAACACATGGATATAAAAGGTGTTGTAACCCCAAGCATAAACAAAATCTGTGCCTAATATTTGTGAAAATATTAGAAAACCTATTTAAACGGAGAAAGTCTTTAATATGGCTCGATGTTAAAGATGACTTACCGTGCTAAATTAATCTATAAACTATTATTAAAGGATATAAAATGTGGAAAGACATTATTGGCTGGGAAAAATATTATGAAATAAACGATGAAGGTAAAGTACGTAACAAGCTAACGCGTCATATCAAAGTGACAGATAAAAACAATTGTGGGTATCATAGAGTTACGCTTTATAATAAAAATAATTATCCACAAAAGCAAAGATTTTTTGTACATAGATTGGTAGCTATCCATTTTATAAATAATCCTAATAATTTAGAACAAATAAATCATATTGATTCAGACAAAAATAACAATTGTGTTTCAAATCTTGAATGGTGTTCTGCAAGGGAAAATACAACAAAATCTTTCATAGAAGGAAATGCGAACAAAAGGTACAGACCATTCAAATGTATTTTCGAGGATGGAACTGAATTGAAATATAATACAACTACCGAATTGATAGATTGCATACCAGTTTTAACAAAATCTATTGTTTTAAGTTGGTTTAATTCAGGTTGCTTGTCTTACAAAAAATATGGAATAAAAAATGTTTATAGATTATAAAAGCCTAACGACTATCTGCGATGAATGTAGCAGAGTAAATTCATAAGCTGATGATGAATTGAAAAAATAGGCAACTTATTTTTTAAGTTGGTGATATAGTCTAATCTATATAGTAATATATAGCAGTTCATAAGAGAACGGCATAGCTTTGCGAACTATGCGAATATAAATGGGGTTGTAGAGCACTTCTTTCTCCGTGGAGAAATCCGAAAACAGGAGAACTACAAACATGGGGACGTGCTAATATTGGAGTACAATCTTTAAACTTACCGTATATTGCAATGTTAGATAATCCAGATCGTTTAATTGATAGATTCTTTGATAATTTAGATAAATATCTACAAATAGCTTATCGTGATATGCTATGGCGCATTAATCATGTTTCTAAAATTAAAGCAAAAACTTGTCCTGTATTGTGGGTGTATGGCGGTGTTGCAAAATTAAATCCAGAAGACACCTTGTATGATTTGGTTCATGGTGGATTTTATACTTGCACCCTCGGCTACATGGGGCTTTATGAATGCGTAAAATATTTAACTGGACACGGACATTGGGAAGAAGAAAATGGGGCAAAGAATTTAGCGAATAAAATTCTTGATTATCTCAATAAGCAGAATAAAGAATTTGGAAATGAAGTTAATGTTTCTATTGCTTTATATGGCACTCCTGGGGAAACATTGACTGATAAATTCGCAAAAGCTTGCGTAGAAAAATTCGGACATGTTGGGGATGGAACTGTTCGTGATTATCTTACAAACAGTTATCATATCCCAGTGTTTAAAAATACGAATGCTTTTGATAAACTTTCAATTGAAGCTGAGTTCAGTGATAAGACAGCAGGCGGAAGCATAAGCTACGTAGAACTTCCTAATATGTCTAATAATATTGAAGCGGTTCTTGAACTTATAGAACATATTGGGAATATTTGTTTGTACGCAGAGTCAAATTCCGAAATTTCTACTTGTGGAAAATGCGGATTTAATGGTTATGATTTTCCTAAAGTTTTTGCAGAAGACGGAACTATCAGATGGAAATGTCCGAGATGTGGAGAAACAGATCCTGAAGTCGTACATACAAGTTATAGAATCTGTGGCTACGTTAGTAACTATACACCAAATCAAGGAAGAAGTCAAGACATAAAAAACAGAGTAAAGCATTTGAATTTGGAGGAAAGTTAAATGCATTATGGTAAAATAATTTATTATGATACCGCCAATGCAAGAGGTCTTTCTACTGTACTGTTTGTTTCTGGTTGTGACAATCATTGTGAGGGTTGTCACAACCCACAAACATGGGACTTTAATTATGGCAAAAAATATACAGAAGAAACTGAAAATAAGATTTTAAACTCATTAAAAAGTCCTTATGTAGAAAACCTTGTCATAACAGGTGGTGAGCCTTTCCATAAAGATAATATTGAAACAGTTTTAAATCTTTGCAAAAAGGTAAATTCTTTTTATAACGCATTTTCTCATAATAAGAATATAATCATTTATACTGGATATAAAATAAGAATGTATTCTGTTATGTGTGGAGATATGGTATATGTAGACCGAATTAACGATTCTTTCAGATTAGAAAAAGCACCCTTTGATTATATTATTGACGGGAAGTACGACAAGAATTTAAAAACAAATTCTATTGATTACAGAGGTAGTACCAATCAGAGATGCTATCAGATAAATGAGTTTCAAAAATACCTTTACTGTAGAGACGTTACAAATCAGTATTTTAAGGAAGAATTAAATGAATTTTAATATAACATTAGATAAAACATATTTTGAATCTGCAAAACAAGAATGGATTCGTTTGCTCTATTTGGCATCAAACCAAACAGGTAAAAGGAAGGCAAAAACTGAAAATCAAATGGCAGAATTAGCTCATAAAATTTTTATGATGCAGTGGTTCTATTTCTTTCGCGAGAGAAAAGAAAGGATGTTAAATAATGAAGTTTGAGAAAGTTAGTTTTGATGAATTTTTTAATGCACAGAAAAAAGCATTCGCAGCTAATTGCAGTCTTGATGCAATTCTTGAATTTGCTAAGAAATCCGGCGATGATAAGAAGTTTACACAAGAGGAATTGAACGCCTCGATTGAAAGGATTATAAATAATTCAAGTTTTAAAAGAGATACTAAAAATCTCTACGATAAAATTAAGCTTCCAAGAAGAGGAACTATGTATTCCGCTGGATATGATTTTTATTTTCCTTGTACAAGTACTCCTGTTCCTGCCAACAGTGAAATGCTGATTCCAACAGGCATTAGAGTTAAACTTGATGATGATAAAGTTCTTATGATGTATCCTCGTAGCAGTTTTGGTACAAAGTATGGATTTGTTCCATGTAATCTTACAGGCATCATTGATGCTGATTATTATAATTCAGACAACGAAGGGCATATTATGATGAAGATGAAAAATGGTAATACCCCATTTACATTGGAAACCGGAACTGCATTCTGCCAAGGAATCATTTTGAATTACTTTAAGACAGAAGATGATGAAGTAACAAAAATGAGAAATGGTGGATTTGGGTCTACTACAAAGCAAGGTTAAAAACATGAAACTTAAATCTATAAAATTACGAAATTTTCGCTGCTTTGAAAATTTAAAATTAGATTTCCACAAACAACTTACAGTAATTTCCGGAGGAAATGCAAGTGGTAAATCTGCGGTTTTAGATGCTGTGGCAATTTCAGTTGGGATTTTCCCATCATCTTTTGACGGAATGAGTAATTATGGAATAAAAAAAGAGGATGCAAGATTTGTAACAACAAAAGAAAAAGGAAAGGAAGTTACAGCTAATGCATTTGGCGGTTCTCTAAATGTAAATCCTATATATCCCGTGGTGTTATCAGCGACTGGAATTATCGACAACCAAGAAGTACTCGATAATCAACTGTCACATTGGGAGCAAAAGTTGACGGGTTCTTCTAATGCTCATGCAATTGTATCTGCGAAAGAAATTATTTCAGTAGCGGATGAGTATCAAAGAAGAATCATTGAGGGAGATGCAACAGTAACGCTTCCTCTGATTGCTTACTATAATTCAGAACGTACTTGGCTTCCCTATTGCAGAAAGAAAAAGGATTCATTTCTGAAAACTTCGAGAATAAACGGATACATTGATTGTATGAATAATGCAACGAATAATAAATTAATGTTAGATTGGTTTAAAAGAGAAACATTGAAACAACTTCAAAAGAAAAGTAACAACGGTTCTTTTGAAGTTGTTGTTAAAACTATAGAGAAATGTTTCTCTGTTCTTACTAAAACTAAAAATGTAACCGTGTCTTACAATTTTGATAATAACGATCTTGCTATTCAATACAGATACCGCTCCAAAAATATTCTTTCTTCATTAAATAGGATAAATGATGGATATAAATATGCCATTGGTCTTATTGCAAATATCGCTTATCGTATGGCTGAACTTAACCCTCAGTTAAGAAATAAAGTTCTTTATACTCCTGGTATTGTGATTATCGATGCAATTGAACTTCATTTAGACATGGATTTACAAATGAATATTCTTAAAATTCTAACAGATACTTTCCCAAATATCCAATTTATTACATCGACCTCTTCTCCACTTGTTGTCGGTAGTATAGAAAGTGAAAATTTAATTATTCTGAGAAAATAGGAAGGTAATTGAGGTTTAATATGGCTACAAAAAATAAAGGAAGAATCACCCTTCAAAAACTGCTGTGGTGTAAGATAAGATATTATCAAATGTTACACAATATAACTGATGACACTTTAGCCACAACGCTTGAGGTAAACAGACGAACTCTAACAACTTATGACAAAGATTCTGGGAACATAACTCTCGCTAAAGTAGACAAATTTCTTTTTGTAAACAGAATCACCTTAGAGGAATTGTTAAAATAATTCCTTGACAATAGTAAAAAAATAGGGTACAATATAAACGAACTAATCGTCATATTGTACCCTATTCAATTAAGAGGTGCTTTATGAAAGCAAAACAATTACCATCTGGCAATTACCGTGTTCAGGTGGTTGCTGGTTATGATGAAAACGGTAAACGTATTGTTAAATCGTTTACCGCCGAAAAAGAATGGCAAGCATTAAAGAAAGCGTCTGACTTTCTTGAATCAAAAAATAACGAAATAGATTTATCAATCACATTGAGAACCGCCGTTACAAAATGCATTGAATCCAAAAGAAATCTTATCGAAGAAACAACTTTATTGTTTTATCATAAAGTTCTTAGAAACAGATTTCAAAACCTTATGGATGTTAAATTAGAAGACTTAAATATTCTCATAATTCAGCAGGAGATAAACAGGGAGAGTGAGTATTTAAGTCCTATAACAGTAAGAAATTCTTATGAGGTTATTCGCTCTGCCTTATTAATGTATGGCGTAGACATCAATTTAAAAAGAATAAAACTTCCTAAAATGAAAAAAAACGAAAAAACTTTGCCTTCATTTGAAACAGTATTCAAAGCTGTTAAAGGTACGTCCGTAGAACTTCCAGTTCTTCTTGCATGCTGGTTATCGTTAAGAAGAGGCGAAGTTCTTGGATTGAAATTTAAGGATGTTGATTTTGAGTCTCAAATTATTCACGTGAGAAGAACGGTGATAAAAACAGAAGAAGGCGAAAAAATCAGAGAGGGATGTAAAACAGAAAGTAGTAAAAGAATTCTTCAACTGCCAACGTATATTCTAAACTTAATAAATGAAGTGCCACATGAAAACGAAGATTCTTTTATTATAAAATATACGGGGCACGGTTTATACACAAAGTTTAAATCAGTAATGAGAAAAAATGGAATTGAAATGACTTTCCATGATTTAAGAAAACTGAATGCTTCTGTTATGTTGATGCTTGGTATACCTGACAAATATGCCATGGAGCGTGGTGGATGGTCTACAAATACCATATTAAAATCAGTATATCAAAAGACCTTTACATCTGAAAGAAGAAAAGTTGACAAAATCATTGATAATTATTTCGATGAAATCATAGAAAACGACTCTACTGATAATCACACGAAATCACACGAATAATTAAAAACATCAGCAATATAGGGATATTTTTGATTTTGATTAATTTCAATCCACTCCCTCTATTTCAAAATTATCATGTGACAGAAAATACCTATAATGCTACAAATTCAGCAATATGGCTACTTTTTTTATTTTTAGTCATGTGAGCATAACTTCAAAATTGCAGTTGAAACTTCATAAATGTATATTGAATTTCTCCATTTGTCACACGGCAAATCACACAACGAATTGTAAAATATAAAATGCGTGGCAATTCGATCGCTGTGTTTAAAATGGAGTTCGATTTTGTCACACGAATATGAACGTACAATATACGATTAGTTCACATATTTTACATATAACAAATCTCAAATCAAATGTTGAAATCTGTTATATGTAAAATAACGTAAAAAATAGAGGTAGCTATTTTGCTACCCCTATGCACATTTTCTTTCGGCAATGCCTACACCGAGTCGAGGTTTCACTGTGCAAACCCCTCCTGCAAACTCAATCAAACAACGTTCTCGGTACGCCCTTTGACATCATCGTTTTACAACCTGATTTATTCTGAATCTGTTGAATCGTCTTCCACCGGCGGCTCTCCGTCTGGCGTAATCGTAACCGGCACGTCCTCCAAATCTTTGCCACCGCCTAAAAACTCCCGCAACGACATCAAAACGCTGTCATTTTCTCCGAGTTGCATTCCCAACTTATAATCCGCATATCTTATGTACATAAGCTTAACCCTCCTTTGTAAGACCAGATACTGTCCAACCGTTTGTAACCAATGTTGCAACAGCATCATCGGACGCAGCCGTCCGTTTCATTCTGATTGCTGTAAACGTACCTGATTTGACACCACTTGCGGCAAAATTTATCAAATTTGCGTCCATATCGGCTGACGTGATAGATGTTTTTGATACAGCAAATGTTTTTGGATATTTTGCCCCAGAGTAAACACCTGTAATATTTGTGCAACCATTCAAACTCAGAAAATTTGAAACTCTCCCGCCCAAGTCGGATAAATCGCCTGTAATATTTGAGCAATTACCCAAACTAAGTGCGTTTATGTTTTTCCCACCCAAGTCGGATAAATCACCTGTAATATTTGAGCAGTTATCTAAATTAAGTAAATTTGAAATTCTCCCACCCAAGTCGGATAAATCGCCTGTAATATTTGAGCACAAACCCAAACTAAGCGTGTTTGTAATTTTGCCACCTAAATCAGACAAATCGCCTGTAATGTTAGGACTTGAATATAAGCTGAGTGTGTTTGTAATTTTACCATCTAAGTTAGATAAGTCTATCTTGATTGCAGTATTTTTTTCAGCTGTAAAAGAATTAATAGAATCACATTTAAGCACAATCAGCCCATTATCTGACTTTACGTCAAATGTGCATTTGTTGCCCTGCACCTGTTGTCCGCCATACTGCCACACAACATTTGTACCAGTTGCGGCTGCAGTAAATGTCCCTTTTCCATGCCGGAATTGGATGGTTTTCCGACTTAGTTGTGATTGTAATTCAGCTATCGTAATAGCCAATGCAGAAACATCCACGCCTTCCGTAGCGTTATTCACATAAATCTTACCGTTCCAGTCTACAGAGAAAGCGTTGGAACGTCTGTCATTAAAATTTCCATTACCAATAATAAATGCATACTTATTTTCAGTGTCTTCTACGTTATACATACCTTGAACATGCTGACAATCGGAAGTGGAAATAGTTCTGCTTCCTTCCGTATGGGAGTAATTACCTTTTGCCTTAGTCTCATATCCTTCGGCGTGTGAATACAGACCTATCGCTTTATTTGACGTATAATCATTGAATATTTCTGCAAATCCAATATCCTTTTTGCCTACCGCCGAATTTCTAAGATGCTGAATATCAGTAGAATATCCATCCCATGCAGTAATTTTATCACTCGTAATTCCATCCAACACATCTTTATTAGAATGCGTATGAGCAGATTCTTTTACTTCCGCTATTTTATCTCCAACTGCTTTTGCATCAGCAGCTTGTCCGGATTCAGTCAATGTTTCATCAATTAAGATAGAACTTCCACCGCCAGTAGCCTTGTAATCTTTTAGCAAAACCCACTGATTATCTCCATTCAATATGTACATCGTTCGATCAGAAATCACTGTAGCCTTTGAACCGATAGAGCAGGTATTCAAATTTTTATATTTACCAATATCTTTATTAGTCGGCAAGTCTGCTATATCAGCTGCTGTATCACAAGTAAATTCAGAATAATTATAAGGGTTACTTACTCCCCCGTATCTAATTCTTTCAATCAAGCAAATCACTCCTTGTCAGTTTTATTATCGTCATTTGATTTATTTTGAAGAATATCAATTGCACTCATTAAAGACTTTGGTAGTTTGATTCCCATAAGTCCTGCATTTTCTACGATTGAAATTAATTCATTTACCATAAACGCAATACAAACAGCATCTCTAATGTAACTTACACCGAGAACCGTATCTAATTGCACTGAAATCATAACAAGCAAAAGAGTTGCAAATTTTCTACACAGACCAACCCAACAAGCATGAGATTCCAAACCACCACCTTCGCTTTTGTTGGATTTTTTTGTCCACGCACAAACAAGGCCTAAAACAAAATCAATAATCATGAAAAGAAGGAGTGCTTTAATGGAAGCGTCCCAACCACCGAAAAATCCAGCAGCAAAACTTCCAAGCACTCCTAATACAGTACAAATAGTTTCTTTCATTTAATTTTCTTCCTTTTCCTTTTCTGGGATATAACTCTCAATTGCATTATTAATTTCCGACAAATCGTCTTCTGTAAGAACGCCTTTCTCATGCCACCCAGCAGCATTCAAAATAATCTGATAATCTGCCATTTTACCAACGGCATCTAAAAATCCTTTTTTAACAAATTCTCTAAGACTAAACATTATACGTTACCCCCTGTCGATAAAATTGCAGTAGTAGCAGCTGGCTGTGGCAAGACCTGCTGCCCATTTACAAATACCATGCCATTATTTGCATTCGTGTAAGGGAAATTACTTTCGTTACTCTGTGTAATCCGAACCATACTATTTGCACCAGAATAAATGCCTTTTGTAGTACTATTGGTACAGCTGTAAATTTTTGCATCACCTTGTCCGGTTACATAAACAGCATACTGTGCATTTCCTTTAAATTCCGTACCAGAACAGCAAATGTTCGACATATCAGAGACACCAACTGCATTTTTAGAGTTGGCATTCACCACACAATCAGAAATCCGAATTGCTCCATTATACTGTGCAATGATTGCGGTTGTGGATGTGTTTGCAGTATCGCTGTCGGTGTTATCAATGGTGACTTTGGACAGATGCAAAAATCCATTTTCACAGACAAAATTCCCTTGAATGGTTGTTGTCGCTGCGGCATTGCCATAAATCCGAACATCTCGACCAAGCAGGGTTAATGTTTTGTCTGGAATGGTATACTCTCCGACTGCCAAATAAATCACAGCTTTTCTTGCGTACTGTGCAAAATATAAGGCTCTGCTTAGGGTTTGTAGGGCTTTTGCCTGTGAAGTGCCATCCCGTGCGTCTGAGCCGGTGGCAGCGTTCACATAAACGGTCTTTGTTTCAATGCTGCCCTCTGCAATGTTCTTTGTTTTCTGTAACTTTTCCGGAATGGTGTCAATGGTCAACACGGAACAGCCATCGTTACCATAAGCACCGATTCCAGGGCCACTGTAATCAATTCTTGCTCCCTGATTTGCCTGAATCCCGCCGATATGGCGATATTGACTTTCGGCGTTGGAGATGACGGAAAAGCCGCCGTACTGTACCCATTCTCGCTGAATGTCGCATAACCGTACCTGTGCAAAGCTGTTGTGGGATTCCACCCAGTAGAACGCACAGCCTTCAAAGCTGGAAATCGTGTTGTACATCGTGAATACGCTGTTGTTTCCAGTGAGGTCAATGTCTTTCCATTCAAAATTGCAGTTATAGGCGAAAATCGCATTCTGAATCTTTGGCTTGTTGCTTGCTGTGCCGTAGGCTTCAAAGCGGAGCGTTTTGTGATACAGCTGAATACCCGTGCCGTATTCGTTGCTCTTGTCTGTGGCGGTGTAAGTTTGCCCTCGTTTCAGGCAGATGATTGCCTCCTGGTAGGCATTCGCCAATGCGAGAGCACGGTCGATGGTCTGAACAGCCGTTGCAATCGTTTTCCCGTTGTTGGTGTCCGAGCCAGATTCTACATCCACATATAGCTGCACTCGTTCGCCTAATGTTAAACTGACTTTGGCTTTTTCATTTCCGATATATAATCCGCCATTCCAGTCTATTGCAAAGGCATTAGAACGTGTTGTATCACTCGTGCCATTACCAATAATAAAAGCATATTTATTATCTGTGTCTTCTATATTGTATTTACCTTGAACATGAGAATAATCTCCTGATGCAATGGTCTGATAACCTTCGCTAAATGAAGCAAGTCCTGATGCCTTTGTAAAATAGTTTGTGGCAAAACTATAGTCACCCGTTGCTTCTGTGTTTTGCCCTATTGAAGCGGATGTATTTCCAGATGCAGTGGCATAATTCCCAATAGCAAAAGTACAAATGTCTGTCGCCAAACAATTAAAGCCGCCTGCAAAAGAACATTCTTTGGTTGCTTGATTGCCTTCTAAATCACCATGAATTTCACCTTGTTTATTTCCATCTGAATCAATCCAATATTTGCCTACGCAATCAGCAGCTTTTAAATAATTATTTTCTGCATATAAATGAAGAACTCCAATTGATTCAAGTGTTATAAGCTTATCTTTCACATCAACATTGACATCACTTGTAAGAACGCCATTTTCATCAAATGTATAATCAAGACCATCAATTGTAATCGTTTCGTTTACAATCTTCCCTTTATCATAGTCGACATAATAAAATTTGCCATGATATTTAATAAACCCAAAGACGGGATTTCCATCTTTGGGTGAATAGTAATATCTTTTATCATTTGGTGTTTGCCACTCTACTTTTAAAACGCCATCAACTGTGCCAAACAAATAATAGAACCCATTTACTTTATTGACACCTTTCAGTCTATTTCCTAATTCGTCACAGTAATAGAAATCTCCATTGTCGTCTTTTAAAAAATCAACGTGTGTATATTCTCTTTCTGAATCCGCCATATGTATACCTCTTTAAATGTTCAAATATTTTTTTACTTCTTCTGGCTTTGAAACAATGTCTTTTGTATGTTTCCAATAATTGTGGTAGATTGTAGAAAAATCGTTATACATCTCCCAAAAATTATTCTCTTCTAATTCCGACTTTAAATCAGATTCAATGCTTTTTACCAATTCCAAAAGTTCGCTAAATGTTGAAACATTAATTTTCATTATTTTTTACCTGAACCTTCTAAGATTGAAACTCCACTAAGCCCCTTTAAATATTCATCTGTTTCCTGAACCGTAGCGATGTACAATCTAAATCTCTCTAAAATCAATAACAACTGTGCAATCTTTTCACTGAGATTTAAATCTTCAATTTCTTTTATAAGCTTTTCAATTTCATTAATCTTGTCATTAATTTCAATTACTTCAATATCAGAAGAACATGGATAATCATTTGGGGGTTGCCTTTTTCTAACTGGTATTTCAATGAATAAAATTGTTTTCTTTGATTCGGTTTCATTCGCATCAGTTAAATAAACATAAGCAAAAAGAGGTGTCGCTTCTTCCAAAAACTTGTTTGGAATATTAGCAATCACCTCATATTTGTTTTCTTCTTTTGTTCTCTTTACTGTGGATGTTACATTCCAAGTTTTTTCCGTGTGCTTGTTGCAAAAATGCACTACAGGTGGTATACTTAAATCATAATTTTCAATATACACAATTAATTTTTGATTTACATCCCACTGTGTCAACCAATGAATCGTATACCCACGGTTATCTAAACAGGTTGTTTTTATCATTCAATCACCTATTATAATTTTTTATTTATGCTTTCTACCTGCTCTAATATTTTCTTTAATGTATCGTTATCATCAGTTTGATTTTTTTCAGAGGTATCCTTTGCATCTTTATCCGGAGCAGGTACTTCCGTTTTAGAAAAGCCGTTTAAACCAGCATTCTTTATAATATTAGGATAATTTTTATAAGCGTAATCCAGATCTACATCTCCGGAAATACCACTTATATTTCCTTTCCAACTATACTGCCATAAACCATAATCACCAGAATAATCTGACTTTTGCACATTGACATGTGAAAGAAAAATATCATATCTCGATTTTATATAATCACTGAAATATTGCTGCAATGCAGATTTAAATGTATAAATAGCGGTATAGTATCCAGCTTTTTCTAATACACTACAAAAGGCATCACATAAATCATTTGCTTTTGGGAAGCATCTCGATTCCTCAATATCAAAAGCTACCGGAAATTCAAACTGTTTTCCTCTGATAATTTGCAAACATACCTTTGCTTCCTGCTCTGCTTCTGCGACCGTAGTAGCATAACTGTACCAATATACACCAATTGGGATTCCAAGCCTTTTGCATTCGCTATAATTTCTTTCAAACTGATTGTCAATTTGATTTAATTCTTTTCCATATCCGGCACGAATAATTGCAAACTCAATTTTCCCAGAAGACTTCACTTTATTCCAATCAATCTTGCCTTGTGAATAAGACACATCAATCCCTTTGAGAATGTATCCTATTCCATCGCTTTCTTTTTTGATTCCAAAGTATTTATAGAAATCATCGGTTATTGTACCAGTGCCATGCACTTCATCCCCTAACCAGCGGTATCCCGTCCGGACATCCAAATGCGTGTACTGGTAACTACTTGTAATGTTAGCAATACCGCCAAAACCTAAATCCTGTGCCTTGCAGCACACCGTCTTGCTGCTAATCGGCTGCCCGTCCTGTCCATAACAACAAACGTCCGCAGCAGTCCCCTTTGTATGCTGTCCACCGCCCGTGCCACCTACAGCTTTATCATGCTCCGAACAACGATAACCGCTTGTCACGATGATTTTACTACAGTTCAGGGCGGTATAGAGGGCTTCCAGCTTGTCTATTAGACCACCGTCTATCAAAATATCATGCGATTTACCGCACTGGCACTTAAATTCCTGCACGTTAAAATGTGCAGATAGTTGGGGTTTGTCGTCAAATTGATACGTTGACATAGTTGACACGCTCCTTTTTAATTAAGATTGCAACATATTTTTTAAATCTTCAATAGATAATGTAACAATGTTACCATTGGCATTTACATAAAGTAATTTTCCAGCATTCTGAACGCCTACGTTTTTAGACAATGCATAATCATAGACTGCTTTTGAATTTGGTATCTTATCCGAATTATCAATAGAATTAGAAACAGATTCCCATTCTGAATCATTTCCTACTTTGCGGAGAATTGATTTATTAGTAGCGGAATTGTTATTAGAAGGATTATCAAATTTTGCATTCAAATCTGGCAAATTCGATAAATCATTATAATCTCCAGATTCAGCAACAGCAGAAAGATTTGGTTTATTATTCAAGTCTTCATATTCACCTGAAATAGCCACTTTATGCAGTTCAGGAGTGTCGGATAAATCCGAATATTTTCCTGTGATTGCAACCGTAGATAACCCTGAAATATTTTCGTGAGAAATGGTTACTCCGTCTTTTAAATAGAATCCCGTAGCATGAATTTCTCCTACTACAATCAGGTTTCCTTTTGAATCAAAAGAAAATGTATTCTCTCCATTTGATTTAATTGTAAAAATAGATTCTGCATTTGGATTTATAACAACACTTACATCCTTACTAAATACACTAAGTCCATCTTTATTGAACATGAAACTGTTATCCTTGTTGTACATATTTAACTGTTCACCGATAACGAGTTTTCCAACTATTGTTTCTGCGTTTATCCCATAATAGTAGTTTACAGTTCCATCGGCATTCTTATAGTTGCAATACCCAATTGCTGTTTTAGCAGTTTCCCAATTGTCATCCGTCATGTAAATTCCATTATTTATAATTTTTAATTGTGCATCATCATAGGTATTGTCGTCCTGAACCTGTCTACACAATAGACCGTTTTTATCGAGAGTAATCGCTTGATTCTTTGATTCAGAAAGAAGTTTGATGTTATCCAAATAAACACCATCTGTAATTATTTGGTTAATTTTATTATCTCCGTCTTCACCTTTGCTTGCTTGTCTTTGTACTGATTTATATGAAGTAGCCATTGTAGAAATCTGTTTCATGATTGATTGCTGATCCGAAACACCGTCTGCTATTTTCAAAACATTAGACAATTCCAAATCAATCTCGTTCAAATTGTCATAATCAATTTCATAGCCAATAAGCCGTAGTTTAAAGATAGAGCCGTCAACACGGTATCTAATCCAGTTTCCGACTTTAAAAGAATTAACTAATGGTTTGAACTTATCAATAAGAAGAATGTTCTTTAAAGTAGATGCAATCGAATATTGTTTTTCGGATGCTTTATATATTTCTTTTTGTGCAACTTCTATAAATTTATTTGCGTTTTCAAATAATTCAGAGGTCGTGAGTCCCTCAGAAATATAATTATCATTCTTATATTCGTCTTCTCTACGATAACAAGAAAATTCTTTTAATAACCCTTCCCCTAAAAAGTTCTCAAGATTTAAGCTATTATGAACACTCGCAATAATTTTTTCTATTGAATACTGGATACTACGTTCTTTTTCTGGGTCGTCTGGATCTCCGGAAATCATTTTTATATTAGAATCCATTTCGTTCAAAACAGAATCTATTATTTCATTTTTTTTACAATACGGGAGATATAAGTTTTTATACAAACTATTTTCTTCGCTATCCCAGTAAGAACCATTTTTATCTGAAACACCTTGTTGTATCAAGATGTCAATGCATGCAGTACAAGAATCTTTGAATATCTTCAAATAATCATAACAATATTTTCTTATCTCTGATTCGAAATCTGCATCATTCAAAGAGAAGATTTCTTTTATGTTTGAATTATAATTCACACTTTTATTTAAAGCGTTGTCTACTTTCTGCTTTACATAATCTTCGTAATTATCGTTTATATCTAGTGTAATAGAATCGCTTGTTGAATTATCTGTATCATCATAACTGTTCTCGATATAAAATTTTCCAGACCATTTCCATTCACCGTTTTCATCAGAGCAATTTGATTCGGTAACTTTCATTTTATATCTGTTATCGATAATCGATTTTGCCATAGATTCAATAGAATTTTCTACTGCTATTTTCGACAAAGAAGAGAGAGAAGAAACGGAAATAGTTAATTTCATTTTAGACAAAAGAATCCCCATCTGTTCGGCAGCATTTGTTTCTATCATTTCGACAGACGGCATAAGTTCTGTTTTTAAAAAAGAACAAAAGTCGATGGTGTTATAATAATTTTTAATAAGAGAAGAATAACCGCTTACTGGAAAAATAAGTTTTTCAAGTCTCTTGTCATATTCTTTATAATAATCGATAAGCGAATTATAATAATCTATTTTTTCTTTGCCAACGCTCATATCAAAAAATGGATAAACAGTAGAATACATATTATAAAGATTATTGTAGTCTTTTATTTTATCCTGTAATTCTTCGCTCATATCCTGCATCATGTATTCCGGCATTCGCCATAAATAGCCTGATCCACTGGGGTCGCAGTTTATAACAGTAGCCGTCATTAAATCATCACCAGCTTCTAATTTAAAGCAGGTCTTTGTAGATTCGCTATCTGTTTTCAACTGAATATCTTCTGTGAGTTCATTTGATTCTATAAAAATACAAGTATCTTCTCCATAGCCTTCTTTGAAATTAGTGCTATTACATTTAGGACACTTATTTGAAAACTCCCCTCTGTATCCACAATCATTACAAACTTGTTCAAGGTCATAAACAGAAATACTTCTATTTATAGAGCCGTCTTCATTTGTATTAGAATTGAATACAAAAAGGCAACCAATTTCTTCTGCGATTTCTTGCAAACAATCGTAAATAGACTTGCCATCGAACGAAAATGTTCTTTGTATCTTTTTTAAAGAATTATCAACGTATTCAATAGAATAAGCATACGCCTTTTCCATAACTCTATTTAACAAAGAAATCGAACTATTTTCTTCGTCATAAAATACAGTAGGCAATTCATAGTCATCTCTCGATATGTCATTCTCTGTATTTATCTCAGTTGTATAAACCATAAGTTGAGAAAGTTCTGCTATGCCTAAATTAGTAGCGGAAACTTTTTTTTGGATTGAATTAGATTCCTCTAGCTCGACCGCTATTTCGAACCACATATCCCATTCTTTGCACCAGACTAACTTGAAATCTTGAATAGAATCCCAAAGATAATCCATAGCATTATTGTCTTTATATTTCTTCACAGAAAAAGATATTTCCGGAGATTCATTCATAGCATCATGAACAACAATTTCTTCTGCCAACAATTGCCCAAGGAAATTTCCGCTTCTTGTGGCAAGAATTAAAGTTGGCTTTTCTGGAATATAGGTAGAATCAAAATTTATTTTTATTGCCACAAAGCATCACCTCAATCAAATTCCTATTTTAGCAATGGGCGAATAAACCATTTCTATTTCGCATGGTATTGAAATCTGAATCAAATTTCTTTTATCTTTGAACTTGTTTTCAATTCTAAAGAAGTTCCAATTAAAGTCGTTTTGAATTTTGTGAGATTCTAAAGAGGACTTTATAACAGGGTAATCCATTTCAATCACTTCCCCTGCTTTACAATTTTTAATAATAGTATCACGCTGAACAAATATGTTACTTATTTTTAAATCTCCATCTTGCTTTATTGTAATTTTGGTTTTAGGATATATAAATCCTTCATCATCCGAAATAGAATAAAAATTTTCTACTCCATTTTCTACTTCATTCTTTATATATATAACAGTATCTTCCATGACGCCGAATGGTCTATTTGTAATCATCTCCAACTCCAATCCAATCACATTTCCGTTTCTTATAATGCGACTCATATTGAATGTAGCTTCGTAGTAAACATTAAGATATTCATCATCGAATATCTTAAACTTATGAAATCCTTTTCTACAAAGCCATGATGCCATATCTCGAACTTCGTCTACAGTAATATTTAAATCTTCTCCGGTACATGGATTTTTGCAAATCTGAAATGTAGCAGTTAAAGTAGATTCATAGTTTGCAGTTAGGATATAGTTTACATCTCCATTATAAAAAGGTGATGTTTCCATATTTATCTCCGCACCATTCTCAACCGTATCTATTTTAGATTTATCAAAGCTACACAACATAAATCCTTTATCACTAAGATTTAAACCATCATATTCAAAATCATATGCTTTCATTTAATCACCATGCTTATGGAATATATTATACCATTTTCTGTATTTTATATCCTTTAAAGTGGACTTTAAATCTTTAATCAAATTATCCAATTCGCTTTCTTTTTCTTCTATATTTGCAAGATTATCTTTAAAATCCAAACGTAAAGACTCAAAATTGTTTAATAAAATCGCCATTTTATTTCTGTATTCTTCTTTTAAATTCTTATCTTTTTCAAGTTCATTTGAAAGCTGAACTATCTTGCATTCCAGTTCTTCGTTTCTTTTCGATAAAACGGAGATTCGTTTTTCTTTTCTCATTATATTCTCCTATAAATAAAAGCAGAGCATTTGTCCAAGCAAACACTCTGCTCAATTATTAAGACTTATATTTTTTAAGACTGCTTCCACCAAACATTCTATCTGTTGTCATAGCACGAACCATAGATTCAAAACTCTTATCTCTCTGCAACGCTTTTTTAAAATCATCATAATTTTTTACATTTGGTAAATTGATCTGAACAGATAGATCGTTATTATTGACTGTAGAATAACCATCTAAATTCTTAACAGGTACATCTTGCTGAGACGATTCTTTCCGATATAAATCAAATAAATCTACAGCAGACTTGCCAAATACGGAATCTGATTCAATAACGATTTCCTTTTGATCCACAGGTATCAATATATCTCCATTACTTCTTTGAATCATCCCTTGTTCTGAAACAGAATTTGAATTATTTAACATAGAAGAATTGTTTAAAATTGACTCTGAAATATCTGAAAGATTCTTTGTCATATCGATGATGGATTGATATATTTTTTCTGTCGTATTAGAAACCTTTGTTACTTCATCATTCCATTTTTGGTAATCATAATATTTCACAGAATTTCCAATATCAGAATTATGCCATATATCTTTCATTTCATCCGAAATAACAATTCCTAATTTTTCTGATATGTTATCTATGCTATCTCGAATACTTCCTGAATTATCGTTTATCAAATTTATCATGTCGGAAATAAGTTTGTCTATATCATCCAATCTGGTATTTAGTATACCTTCATATTCAGTATATAAATCAGATAGTAATTCTTTCTGGTCTGAAATATATCTTTCATATTCCATATCCTTTAAGTTATCTTTTTCATCTGACAAAGAATTTTTCAATTCCTGTATCTTCAATCGAGTTTCTTCTGAATCATCATTTTGATATGCAAGTAACTGCTTTTCAATTGAATTGATAGTTTTTATCTGGTCTTTTATTTTCTTTTGATAATCATAAAGATCTTTTTCTGAATCCAATGCATCGTTATACTTATCGATCAATTTTTGAAGATGGTCTAATTCTTTCTGGATTCCTTGCTTGACAAGTTCAACTATAGCAGATTTTTCTTCTTTTGCAGAAAGAACGATTTCACGTTGCAATTCTAACAATTCAGATTTTCTTTCTATAAGTTCTTTATCATAGGGATTTTCGGCTAACTGTTTTTGAACTTTTTCAATCTCATTAGCATACTTCCTTGCCTGCTCCATATAGACATTGTAGTTTAATCCATGAAGTCCCATGGTAGATAACCCTTGTTCGGTAAGAGAACCAATTTCTTCAAACAAATCATTCTCGCTAAACAAGTCTATGAGGTTATCTGCTTCATCCGTAATTTTAGACATTCTATCTAAAATCATATCAAATGTATCCCATTTAACTTCTCTAATAGAATTAGCATAATCCAAAATAGATGTTCTCGATTCTTCGATAGAAACAGTTACCTCATCGACAGAGTTCTTCATCTCATACCATGCTTCGCTACCCTCTTTAATCGTTCCACTATTTACAGCCGTATCAAGAGCAGTTTGCAACTTATCTCTTTCTTCTATAAGTTTTGAAATATTTTCCTGCTCCTCTTGAATGAGTTGCTCATAAAATTTTGTTGTAGTAATATATCCTTTATTTTCAAATTGATTGATATACTCTTCGATTAAAGATTTTCTATTGTCCAATTCGGTTATAAGTGCATCGTATTCTGTACTGATATTGTCAAAGGCAGTTTTGTATAATTCCGCTTCTGTTTCTTTTAATTGGTCAATAGCATCTTTGCAGTCGAGTGCTTTTTCATACCACTGCTTATATTCTTGAATTTTATCATACAAATCTTCATTCGTGATTTTCTCAATATCAATTGTACCATCTCGAACTTTTTTAGCATATGCTTCTGACAATCCTACTGAATTTGCTTCTTTAATATATCTATCATAAGCCTTCCCCTGCAAATCAATTTCATCTCGAACTTTCTGAATTTCACTTACGAGATTTTTGTTACGTTCCGCCCAAAGAGAGTATACGCTTTCAGCTTTCAATTTTAACCGAGATATAATTCTTTCAATTCTATCAATTGCAATTTCAATCCAGTCAATTGTTTCTTTGAACTCTTTTTCAGTAGAAGCAGAACTGCTACTAGAAGAATTACCGTTCGATGAACTTGAGCCACCACCAGAAGAACTACCGCCTGATGAACTTGAACCACCACCGCTGCTGCTTCCACCTCCGCCAAAATTACCACTACCGCTGGAAAAAGAACGACCTCTTCTTCTGGAAGCAGTGATTTTTCCTTTGGATAAAAGTTCTTTTGTTTGTTCAGCATTAAATATAATATCGCCTTTTTGATAACGAACAAACTCAGCAGAATCGTCCCCTATTGTATAATAGTGTCCGTTCCGAACAAGAAGTTCCTGCCCCAATTCACCGACAAGAGCAGTTCCAGAATCTTTAATACCCCAATTGCCTTTTGCAAATGAATGCCCTGCAATAGCAGTGCCATCAGCAGATGCAGTTCCATTTGATTTAGTGGGTCCTATAAAATTACTGTTGTTTGTCGTCTGATTAACAACTATATTAACGGTTTTACTGTTAGGCAATTTATTGATGTCATCCAACAAATTCTTAACGTAACTATAGCCATTGACAACAGCAGAAACCGTAGACATCTTTTGGTCTGGAACTCTTCTGACAGTAGAAGACAGATTAGCAACAGCACTTGTTCCGTTTACGCTTGCGTTTACTCGTGCAGTTTTATCTGGAACTCTTCTAATGGTTGCAGCCAAATTAGAAACTTGATTTTGACCTGAAACAGAAACGTCAACATTTACTTTTCGAGATTCCACCTGCATAGTATTTGCGGCTATGCCAAAAGAACCAGTCCAAAGATTTCTATCCCCTACTTGCTGAACAGTAGCGATATTTACAGTTTTTGTAACAGGTTTAGCAATATCATTAAGTTGCTCTTTCCCATTGACTTGAAGATTATCTTGTGTAGTTACTTCTTTGCCGTCTAAATTGTTAAGTTCTTCTTCTGCATCTGACACATCGGCATCTACATCAACCTTTACGCTGCCTTCTGCAATTTTCTCCTTAATTGTTTCTACATCATCTGTTTCTTCAAATCCTAATGCAAGTTTAACGCTTGATGGTAAACTTGCAATTTTCTTCGCAAGAGCATTTACTTTTGATTCTGCGTCTGCTAAATCTTTCCCATCGATACCTTTTAATTTCAGTGCTTCAACATTATTGACAGCAGTTTGATAGTCTTGTAATAATCCAACTGCTTTCCCCATACCGCCGCTTAATTGGTCGGTATCAATATACATGAACGCTGGTTGCGAAGCTAATTGTTTCTTTTGAATAAGGTAATCTAACTTAGCGTTAGCATCTTCTAATTTTGCTTCTTTAACGTCAGGGTCAATATCACTGGAATTTATTTCATCAATTAAACCAAGAGCCTTTTTGATTTCAGAGTCAACATCATTGGTGTCTATATCAATATCAACAGGTTCTTGCCCCATTGCTTTCAAAGCATTATCTGCTTCATCACAAGCAAGTTTTAATTTATTGATTTGAGTGTAAGGATTATCAAGTTTCATAACGAAATCATATTCCGTTAATTCTCTTAATATAGCCTGCACTGCTTCTACGCTGATCCCTAATTTCTTAGCGACATCTTCATCAGTACCAATACCAAAATCAATTGTCCAATTCCCGTCTTTGTCTACGTTTGCAAGAGCAGGATCTATCTGATTTACAGCTTTAAGGAAATTTAATGCACCGTCTGAACCTTCTTGAAAGAAATCCATAGCGGTATAAGAAGTGCCTTCAATAGTTTGATGTAGCTGCTCCCACGCTTCATTTGCTTGCTTACCAGTATAAATTTCTTTGCCACTGAGCAGGTTAACATAAGAAATGAAATCGTCTGTATTAGTTTTTCCTGAATCATATTCTTTCTGTGCGGTTTCGATATAATTACGCATACTTTGGTACATAGCACCTTCGTTTTCAGTCGATTGTGCTTGCACCCATTTATTATAAGAAGAGGTTAATCCTTCATACTGAGTCGCAAGAGTTGATACTTCATCAATTTGCTTAGAAAGACTATTAACTTCATTTAACTTAGAATTATATTCATCAGTTCCCTTTGTCATATGTGACAGCTGTTCAGCTGCTGCTTCATATTGATCCGTAAGAGATAATAGTTCGCCTTGGAAATTAGACTTTGTTAAGGCTTCTTGCTGTGCTTGAAACTTTCTCATTTCCTGTACATTTAAATGAATACCGTTTGCTGTCTTCTCAAACAATGCAGACTTATCATATCCACTTAAACCAGAAAACATAGAGTCTACATTTTTTATATCGCTGGAAGTAAGCCCAGTTCCTGTAACTGAATTTTTAACAGCTGAGTAAAAATTATTGAATTGCGTGGTAGCATCTTCAATATTAAAAAGATCGCTAAAGCTAAGACTATTTAATTGACTAAATTGGTCTTTTAACAATCCTAAAGCTTTACCTGCTTCTGTTGAACTTCCGCCAACTTCCTGAATGCGTGAATCAAATTCAGACATAGCAGATGAATTTGTTGAGTTCATCAATTCTAATATCTTGTTTTTTAACGCATCAGTATCATTGATGTATGGGGCTAATTCTGGGAACTGCATAGCCAGATTATAAATTCCATCTTGGTCTAATGTGCCGTTTGAAATTCCAAGAAAACCTTCTTTGAGCGAAGAAAGAGCCGTAGAATAATTTTCAAGAGTTTTCTGAAATCCGGTATCCTCAGTATTATTCATGATAGCAATAAAGTTATCCCATGAATCTTCGGTTGTCATTCCAGTATTCTTAAATGCTTCTAACTCTTCTTTCCACTTCGTCAAAGTCCACAATGCAGAATCATCAGTTCTAACGCTTATCTTATATACAAGGTCTTGATCTTCTTCTGATAAGTTATCAATCCAATTTGAAAATTTATCATATCGTTCAGAATCATTAGAATCTTTTACTTTGTTCTTTACAGAACTTATTTTATCTGCAATTGAAATCGTTTCTTTTGTGGCTTCTGCTTCTGCTTCTGATAATGCATTAAATCCATCGGCTAATTGTTGTATCGCTCCAGATGAAACAAGATTATCAATAATGCTTTCTGCGTCTTCTTGCGAACCAGTAAACAAATTATTGTTCATCAATGCAGACGCATACATACTCCGAATTGATTTATATCCTTCTGCGGTACTTGTATCAATTCCTTCTGGTAGATTTTCAAGACCTTTACGAACTTCTATTTCAGCAAGTAACTTATTTAAATTCTCAGTTTCTTCGATATACTTTTCATAATCAGCTTCAATCTCAGACATTCTGGATTTCGCATTATTATATATATCGTTCTCACTTAAATCGCTCTGAGTAAATCTTCCATTTACTTGCTCTTTATCGAACCATTCGATAACTGATTTAAGATTATTATATGCTTCAATCGCATCATTAACAGTTTCTACTTTTCCATCAAAAATAGTAAGTCTTCCTGTCTTCACACCTCTAACAGATTTTTCTTGTTCTAAGCCTAATTCATTTGACATTTCATCAAGAAGACTTTGTTCTTTTAATGATGTGTGTAATCCGGAACCAATCGATAATTTCGCTCTATTCCCTAAGAATCCTTTAAAATCGTCTACGAATAAATTGGCAGCATCATTCCATCCATTTTGTGCGTCATTAACAGACTTTTGAAGATTATCAAGTACAGCATTATTAGCTACATCGTTTATAGCATCACTATATAACCCGTATTTGCTAATAAGGTTATCAATCTCGCTCTCTTCCATTCCAAGAGCAGACAAAAGAGAAGTTGTTGCATTTGCTAAATTTGTTTTTGATTCAGCAGTTCCATCATAAGAATTTCTTGCGGATTGATATTCAGAATAAAGAGATTGAATATTATCTCTGTTTGCTTTAGATTCATCAGCTTTATCAATGCCAGCTTGCCAATTCTCTCTTCTTTCTTGACGATAATTGTTATATGCACTATAAACTGTTCCGATGATTGCAGAAGCGATGGAAGCGATGGAAGTAATACCGCTTAAAGATTTAACCCAACCTTTTACCTTGTCACCGCTGTCGCTCCAAAATTTATTAAATCCATTTTTGGATATATCAGAAAAGACACCTTTTAAGGTTTTTAAGTTTCTAACAACTTGCGTGATTATAGTGACAATTCCAAGTGTGCCAATCGTGCCTACGCTATGGGTTAATTTATTTACTATATTTAATATAGATGTTAAAAATGAAATAGCACCTTTTGCAGTTCCAGATTTAACAAGGTTATTTGCCAATTCTGAGAAAGTAGCAGAAAGCTTCTTTACTTTCCCTTCAATAGAACTAGCATAAATTCCATATTCTTTTAATGCTGAACCGTCTGAATTTAAAGCACTATCTACTGCGTTTTCCGCTTGCTTCCAGTTTCCTAAAAGTGCCGCTACTTCGTTCGCACGATTCTTACCAGCAATTGTTTCAAGTAAATCTGCCTGTTCTGTATCTTTTAATTTTGGATAAACAGCAGCAATTTCTTTTAAAATTTCATATGTAGATTTAAAAGCACCTGTTGAATCATCGAAAATATTTACTTTGCCATGTGTAAGATTTAAAACCTGAGTTTGCATTTTAGATATAGATTCTACATTTTCATCTACATCTTCACCAAGTTCTTGAAGCTCGCCCTTCATCAATCTGTTACTTTCCCACAAGGCATGTGGTACTGACCATATATAACATGGCGAATAGTCATTTCTGGCTATTTCTCATACTTCATTTTATTGGGATTATAATATGAGTTCGGACTGTATATTACCCAACTTAATAAAAAAGTAAGGGGATAACTTCGGATTCAATGTTACCATAAAATCCACCGCAGTCTCTTGGGATTCTTATAATTATGATTTTTTATTTTTTAATTTAGTTTTCTTTATCGTGTAATTTCCGGATGTGTATGCATTCTTATCAACCCAATAATATCCGCCACAATAATTTCGCCCATTCAGCAGAGCGTTAGAGATTCCATTTACATTTGTTTCTTTTTCAGCCGAACTTATACTTTTAAATTCTTTTATATAATTAAAATTTAAATCAAGCTGAACTACTTCTCTGTAACAGCAATTTACGTAACCATCTGGGTAAACCATTCTATTACCATAAATAGAATCATATATTTTATGTTCTGTGCAATTCATTATTTCTGATACTATTTTAATAGATTTATATTTGTCAAGCAATTTTTGTGCTGCTATAGTATCAAATGTATTTGAATAAGAAATATCTACGTATTCAGGAATCTTCGCTATATACGGGAAAAAGATTTGCACCATTTCAAGAACAGTGTAGTCTCTTTGGTCTACTGCAAAATACCTATATCCTTTGTCGACCCAGAATTTCTTTTTTATTTCATCTTTATTTTTCTGAATAGCAGAATCATGAAACCAACTTTGAATCTCTATGGCAATTTTTAATCTATGATTTACTATATCTGTTGGCAAAATATGTTTAGTATTTTTATTTATACAAGATGGATCTTCTACAATAGTATCATTCTGTTCATGTAGCCAAATTTGTTTAAGCACGGTTGCATGAACAGATTCCATTTTTTTAGGCTCACAAAAAGGACAAAATAACCCCGTTTTGTTTTCTCCTATATTATTTCTATATCGTCCTCTGCAAATATTTATCCACTTGTTTTCAAATGTATTTCCACATTTTAAATGTTTGAACTTCAATAATGAGTTATTATTCATATATTCTTTTGAAATACATAAAAAATCACTGTTGCCATTTATTTTTAAAAAATGATTTATATTATATATAGAATATTTATTTTTAGGATGCACAATTTTCGATTTAGTTCCTTTATATATCATTTTTTGTATGTTGCAAAAATAAATAAAATCATCTTTATCTTTGCAATATAAGTAGGATTTTATTCCATTAAAATCTCCGTACAGATATATAAGACCATATTTGTTATACAGTAATTGTTTTATTTCATTAAAATTATATTTAATCATAATTATAAGTCTTTCCTACGTCTCTGGTTTCCCATAACCATTTGACATATATAGTTATCCTCCGTGTTTTATGCGTAACACGGCATACAAACTTTCCTTGTATGGAGGCATAAAAGTTTACCTCTTAAACGCATGCTTACAATTTTTAAAGCATTACCAGCTTTATCGGGATCTTGTATAACTTCTGACATCGCTGTTGCCATACCAGCTGATTCTTCAAATGTATTTCCAGCTAATGCTAAAGCAGACGCACTTCGTTGCAGTGCATTACCTACCTGCTCTGAATTAATAGCATAATTATTGCCAAGCTCATTGTAAACATCTACAATATGAGTCATGGCAGCTGTAGCATCATCGCCATACATTTCTTGCAACTGACTTTGAAAGCCTTTATAAGCGGTAACCATGTTTTCAACGGCAGTGTTATAATCAATGTCGGCAATATGCTGATACATAGAACTTATTTCTGCCAATCCTATAGACTGGTCAGAATCAAATCCTAATCTTGCCCAAGCAGCCGTAGAATTTATCATATCAGACAAAGTAGAACCATATCGTTTTGCAGATTCTGTCATCTGATCATACATCATTGAATACTTCGTTCCGGTTAAATCGGTAACTCTGTATAACTCTGTCATAGACTTATCTACATCTGATACTTCTTGGAATACTTTAATTACACTATCAAAAGCAACCTGAGATAAAAATAAAGAATTAAGATATTTAAATAACGAACCTACTTTTGTAGCAAATTCGGAAAAGACATTTGTAGAACCTTTTACCGCCTGATTTACCGAACCGAATTTAGAACTAATCTCCGTGAACCTAAGGCTACTCATAGCAGTTTCAGCATCTTTTAGCTGTTTGCTATACGCAGCTAAATCTTTACCACTATTACTATATTGAAATTTAAGTCCATTATTTTTAAGAACGGTGTCTATTTTATTCGCTAAATTATTTCTTTGTGTCATCGTAGCAAATGTAGACATCGTATCTTTTGCATTAACTTTTAATTCTTTGAACTTTGCAACGGCTTCATCTAATGCGAAAGCAGAACTAATGTTAGGAACTCTACCCTTTAAATTTTCTAACTCAGTTACCCAACTTGTTAGTTTCTCATTTTTGCCTAATCCGTTTATTTTTCTTACATAACCGTCAATATCACTCATTAAAGAACTTTTCTTTGTATCTAAAGAAAGGTCTTTTTTTAAATCAGAAAATTGAGTTTTAAGCTGTGTGAGTTTCTTAGAATCAACATTTGAAAGTTGACTACTAATTGCGGCAATTTGTCTTGCATAATCAGTTCCAAATTTTGAATCTACACCGGAAAAGCTTATAACCTTTTGTAATCGTTCAATATCTTTCATAAAAGATTGAACAGGCGTAGAAAGAGGAACCCTTGATATTCTATTAATATTAGAATTATTAAGATTGCCTATATTATAATTAGAATTTGACAAACTACTTCTTATTTGATTTCTAATATTACTAAGGCTACTTGTATCTAATTGAATTTTTATCTTAACAGGAGTGTTGCCTAAATTCTTTATCTCATTTTTTATATTAGATAAAGCAGAAGAATCTAATTCTAATCCAAGTAATGCTTTAAATTCAGTGTTCATTATATCTTCCTTTCAGTTCTCATAATGAACACTGATATTCATCCAATATGAGAATTTTCATCTTTCAATGCATCTTTAAGTTTATACAAACTTTTCCATTTCATATCTTTTGCTGTATTATCGTTATAAATATCGACAAGTGTATCTGAACTCCATGACTGTAATTCTTGAACCAGTTGTTTTTCTAATCCAATTTGCATTAAATAGCTACACCAAAAATGTCTTCCTGCATGAGGATACCAATGAGAATTTAAAACATTATCCCATTTGTTCATCCAACTTCTAATCGTACCTAACTCAGCCGGACTCCCATCTTTTTTTATAAAAATAAAATCATGAGAAACTCCGTTTTCTTCCATAATTCTATTTCTTTTCGGCAACCATTTTTTGTAATAAGGCAAAAACATATCTTTTATAATATAACGTGGGATATACTTTCCATTTACGCCACGACCTTTTACTTTAATTTCTTCTGTCGTTTCCAAAAATAATCCATCAAATGCAGTATGATTTTCGTCTATCATGGTTGTTTTAAACCGGATTAACTCGCTTGCTCTTGAACCAGAAGCCATAATCAAAGCTAATAAGCATTCTTCATTTACTAAGTCTTTTTCATCAAGCCATTTCATTAAAGAATCCAATTCTTCTTTTTTAAAGATTGATTTCTTTCTTACCGTTTCTTTTGGTAATTTTTCAATTTTCTTTACTAAATTCCTAAAATTAGGATAACGGTCGTCATATATATTTTCTATCCAATTACTAAAACTTGAAATACAACTATGCATCTGAGCATATCTATTCGATCCCCATTTCAATTCTGTTACACAATAATCAAAGAAATCCATTAGCATATATTTTTTCATATCAATAAAAAATATATTTTCATTTTCAAGAAGATTCCATGTAAAAAATATAATCAGATTTGACTTATAATTCTCAACGGTTTTAGGAGATCTTTTTGTAGATAAATTTTTCAGGAATCTATCCATCAATTTTATATTGTCTTTGTTTATTTTTTCTGTGTTTTCTTTTGATGTTATTATTCTTCTGTATGTTTCTCTTCCTGACAAATATTTCACCTCACTTTACTGGTATACCAGCCGCAATCAAAGACTGTTTTAAAATATTTATCATATTGCTATTTAAAACAGATTCGCTTTCATCCCATATTGCTGTGCCAGCTACATATCCACCGTGAGAACCAGTCATTGCTGCGTTCAGTGTTTTTTCAGCAGACCATCCTTTATTCGGAATTGGCTTTCCATTTACCAGCTTCATTGAATAATCCAATCTTGATGCATCAAAATAAATTTCCGCTTGGTATCCATTCCCTGTGGAAATTATTTGAGATTCCACCAAAGAAGATAAAAGCTGATAAGTACGCTCGTACATAGACGGACTGAATTCCGAATAATACTTTTTTAAAAATGTAGATATTACATTATAAGCTTTCTTTTGAGTTTGTTTGACAGCTGTTTCCATGTGCTTCATCAGATACGCTTTTATCTGTGCTGTATTAGTAAAAGCCATTATTTTTTATCCTTTAAGAACAAATCCTTATGGTTGCCGAATAGGTCGATAATTTTTTCAGGTTCAAATTCTTTTGAGAAATCAGAAAATTTATTGATAAATTCAATGAAAGCATCAGAACCAATTTCAGAGGTCATTTTAGTAATATTGTTCAAAATCTTTTGAACTGAATTCAAGATTGTATTATCACTATAACCAAATAGAACATCTACGTTCTTTTGCAAGTCATCAATAATTTCTTCTTTTACATTTTTCTTAATCTCCTCGATAATATCTGTATTATTAACCAACATATAAATTTCATCAAAATCATTTACAACTGATTCTGTATCATAATTCGTAAAGAACTTAATCAATGCGAATTTGAAAAAAGTATCTTTTGCCATAGGAATTTGTATACAATCATTTGCTTCGCAATTCCCGTAAACCGTCTTTGCAAAAAGAATTTTTTCAGAAGGCAAGATGTCAGTTCTGATTTCAATATTCACAGTCTTATTATCCATTATAGTTCTCCTTATAATCATCTAAAAAATTTTTTATGTCCCACCGATAATTTACACGCTTCTTTTCACCAGCTATTTTGACACAATCGTTCAAGAGCAAATCAACCTCATTGAAGCTTTGTTTTTGAATCCTTTTACTCATAGAATAAAAGGAACTTACCTCTTGAAAATAAGTTCTTTCCGTATCATTATTTTTATCTCTAAAATTAAACACAAAGCCAGCAACAACATTTTTGTAATCAGAAAATTTCAACAAAGATTTTATCTGATGTTTGTGTATCATTTTCTTTCGTTCTTCATTTGAATCTATATTTTCAAAAGAGATAGATTTATTACATGTTGTTTTCAATTCTAAACAGTATAATAATTGATTCCGTGTATCAAACAAGAAAAAGTCACAAGGATTATCCCAAGAAAATTTACTGTTTGTTTCCTTTATAAACGATTGAGATGAATCTTTTAAGCGATATACAAAGCAATCCGCTGGCACACTCAAATAAAATTGTTGTTCAAATTTTTTGCCTACATTCATATTTAAATCCTTACAGTAAAAATAAAGGGGAGAAACGTAAAACAGAATATTTCTCTTCACGCTTCTCCCCTTCTTAAAATTCTACTTTTATTTTCTTTTATTTCTTGAACGAACTGGTTTTACTTCTTCTACCTGCTCCGAACATTCAGAAATAATGTTTTCTATGATACCCTTTACATTTTCCTTAAAAGAATCTTTCTCAGATAAATCCACATTCTTTAATCTATCATAAGTTTCTTTTTTTGTGTAAATGCCAGATGAATATCCGTGAATAACACTATACACTTTATAATGCTCTGTCGTGCAAGTATGAAGTTTCCACGTGTTCGTTTCAAGTTTACTACACGGTAAACATACATAATATCCTTTGCCACAAATAGCACAAGTACAATTATTTTTCATCAAATCACTCGCTTACTCAGCAACAATAATCGTGAAGAGTTCATCGTTTTCTTCATCACAATAATCTTTCAGCATATCAATTTCAAAAGAGTGCTTGCCAGTAGAAGTCAGAGCAAGTTCAATTGATTCTGGATTCAATTTAGATCTATTTGCAACAATGATACCGGAGTACAGTTTATTATCATCGCACTTATCTCGGAAATAACAATAAATACGAGTTCTGACTGTTGACGGAAATTCAGAAGCCTTATTTACAATCTTCATTGCGTTTTCAGAAGAATATTCATATTCTACGTAAACCTTACCAGAGGTTACTGTTGTAGGAACTGTAATTGTGCCGTCTTTGGAAATCAAAAATTCCGTATCAGAAGCAGCAGACCCAGCAGAGTAAGCTTTACCAAGCTGCCCTTTTTCAACAACATAAATCTTTGTTACCTTTGAAATATCTGTCGGATTATTTTTCAGCTTTACCTTACCATTGTCAATATCCAAAAGATCATATGTAGGAACAATAATCTGATCCTTGTTATCTGCGACCTGCTTCGTAGTGCCGTACTGAGCAGCGGCCAAATTCAAAGAAATCAGAGAATTGGTAGCAGAAAACTTTGCCTGCTTATTCTTATACAATCTACTAATCGGAGCACCCTGTGCATCTGTTACTTCGTCTGCTTCGGAAGTACAAGTAAGTTTCGGATCTTCCAACTGTGTCAGTCTACAGATAATATCTTTACCAGTTTCATAATCAGAAAGCGTCAAAGACCGAATCTTATCAAGAATCAGTTCATCTTTATTCAGCATTTATTTTTTCTCCTTTTTAATAATCACCAAAGCAATCAAGCCTTGATTTGTCTATTCCTTTCAAACTTGCGAATCCTGCATATGCACCTTGCATTAAAAATTCAGCATCTTGAATTTTTCTTGTTCTTCTCACATAATCGAGAACCATATTAATTTTCATATCCCAGACAGATTGAAACATCCCAGTATTCTTTGCGACAATAGTAGAAATGATAGGGATCAAAACACTTTTATACTCTTGATTTTTTCTCATCTCGCATTCGTCTCTATCGTCTTCTATCAAATCCATTTTTGTTCTTTCATTTGCTGGCATTTGATTATTTCTCTTAAACATATGTATTTTTCTAATTGTTTCCACTATTTTTAAATAAATAAGCTTGTCGATAACAATATCATCTTTTTTATTGTATAAAATCAAATCGCCATTCAACTTTGATTGCATCAATTCAAAATCAGCTAAATCAATATTTAACACCAACGACATTGGATTCTCTAACAATTGAATCAGTTCTGATTCATTAAATTTATCTTTTTCATCGCTCGCCATAATTTTATCATAAAGAGCTTTATGACTTTGACACATACCTTTAATGACGGTTAGAAACAATTCATAATCAGAAATCTTCGTGTAATCTATTTCGTTCTTCCAGAGTTCCCACTTTAAATCAGCACCAACCGCAGTAATATTTCTTACAGCAGAAAAATATTTTCTTTCACCGAAATCTATGATTTCATTTATTGTAGGCTGTTTCACTACAATCCCATTCCCTATGGGAATATCACTGCCTCTGTAAACTTTAATATCATCTACTTCACAAACCATAAACTAATCCTCTAAATCGCAAAGAGAATCATTTATATCAATACAACTAAAGACCATTTTTCTATATAAAAAATCCATCTGAAATGAACCTTCTATATTGCTTTCCAAAACAACCTTTCCGATTCCAAAGCCGCTCTCGCCGTTTATTTTTTCATCAATTAAACGAGAAATATAATCATTTCTGTTTTCAGTAATCTTTGGAACATTGTCTACATACATATGTCTCTCATGCGATATAATCCATATCTCTAAAGTAGGTTTCACATACACAGAAGATCCGGATATAACAGATGGGATGTGAACTTGAATCGTAATAAATGTTCCGACTTTATTTATCGTAAATGGGTTTTGATTAAAATTAAAAATAGATGTATTTATAAGTTCTTCTGGTTCAGAGCATTCCGTGTTATTGATAGCTGACACAATCTCAGAATCTCTTATAAAATCCCTAATAATTTTTCTCTTTATTTTTCCAATAATAGAACTATTTGCCATCAAAATAACCTTCCTATTTTTATAATAAGACAAGACGAGCTGTATTCGCCTTTCTCATCATGAAGGCACAACTTAAATTCATCATCTACTAAAGAATCGTCATCAACGCCTATTTCTATATAATTGTCTTTTATAGAAATATTTAGCTTATCTGCATAATCATATATAACTTCCCAGCTACACTTAACCTTATCAGACTCCACATCTCCAATAAAAAAACGACCATAAAATCTTTGTAACGAACCACCTGATTTTATAATCGTAGTCTTATAATTTATTTCTGAATATCTGTCAAATTCACTTGAACCCTGCTCTTTTTTGTCAACATAATCACAAATGCCTAAATCAGGTCTATCGGTTTCGCTGTCTTCTAAACTTTCAAGCAAAGTAAGCTTTACTATTCCTTTTTTACCATAATTGTAAGATGTTGTATCGTTTTGAGTGAGAACAAAAGAGGTCGGGTTTTTAACTGCTTTATCCAAATAAAATCTTTTCGGAGAACTGAGGTTGCAAGTATTTCCATCGCATGGAAGTCTTATAGCATGCTGAGAAGAGCCTATCGTAAATTGTCTATTAGTGCTTTCACCAGAGTTATATTGAGTTGAGTTTGAATCGTAGCATGGATATTCCAAAATATCCCCGGATTCATTCTGCCATTTTAATATCCAATTGCAATAGCAAAGTTTTCCTTGAAAATGCGTTTCATCAATATCAAAAGATTCAATACACATCAAATACAAGTTAAGCTGAATATCATAAAGAACATCCCCCACTTCAATGGGTGTATTCATACATGTTTGAAACTTAACCGTCATTCCATCTGAAACAGAATATTTTCTCCCATAAAATCGAATATCTATGGTAGGTTCGTTTTCATAATCTTCTGGGTTTAACAGCCCTAATCTCCAAACGAAAACTCTTTTGTGTGAAGGATCATCTTTAAATACTTCCTCTATCAGCTTACGAGAATTTCTAATTAACTCACCTTTTAAATTATTACCTGATATTTCCATTTTATCTCTAAAACGATCTATATAATTCATTTTCGTAAATTAACAGACAAAATAGATTTACTCTTATCTGTTACTCCGTTCCATGAATATTTCATAAGCAGAGATTCATTTTCTCGAATAAAAGTGTCATGCATATCAAGCAATTTGTCAAGGTGGTTCGCAGGTGAAAAAGCATTAAAATCAGTTGAGCTTAAATTCACTTTGAGTAGACTCGGAGTTCGTATATACTCCGAGTCTGTATACTCAATAATCATGAAATTAGATAAGATTTCAATTTCAGAATCCGTAAGATCAGAATTAAAAACTTCTTTATCATCATCTCTGTCCAAGAGGTTTGTTTTGCAAACGTGAAATTTAACAATGGCAGGAAGCAAAAAATCATGAAGATATTCCTTTACTTCGCTATCTGTCATAACGGGAATGTTATAATCTTTAAACTTAAAAAGAATGTTTTGATATAATTTGCTATAAGGTGTAGACATATCATCTCACCTCTTTTATCACTTCATCAAATCAAGATTAAATTTTCTACTCAAAGTTCTGATAACAAAGAAATCGACAATCTCTCCGTTTTCAACAGCAGCAATAATTCTGCTGAACAATGCAAACTTCAAGTTTGAATTTCTTGCATTCATAGATTCGATTTCTTTACAAATTTCATCGATATTCTCTTTCGTGTAATTCTTAATATCAATTAGATAGTCATACTTCTTATACAGACGTTCAAGATTCAACTTCTTTACTACATTAACATCCTTCGGTCTAATCCAAAGATTTTCAAAATATCCTCTAAAATTTCTGTACATATCCTTTACAGAAGAGAACGGCATCAGCTCTTCATGACCGATTTCGTCCCATCTATAATAGTCTCCGTTCTTATTATCTTTATAAGAAACATTTGGAATAAGTGACACCATTACAACATCATTAGAATCGTTAATTTCTGTAGTCGTTTCTCTAACAGGCTGTTCAGTTGGATTCAAAACGGTCGCGTCAGTATCGGTTGTTTTTTTTGGTCTTGCCATTGTAATCTCACCTCTTTAATAAAAATAATTATAAATTACGCAAAAGTAAATTCGCCAAAATAAGCAGGCATAACAATACCAAAACCAACAGCAGTCTGAATTTGAATATCTACAGACATATCGTTTCTCCGAGTGCCTTCTGTATCCATAGAAGTTCTCGTATCACCATATACGTCCAACTTGATCGGCTTAACATCAGCACCCAAAATAAACAGCTTCTTGTTATCCAGAGCTGTTTCAAATGTACCAGATTTCAGCGTCTGAGGAATTACCATCAGCTTGTTGCCTTCCCAGTTGCCAATGCTTCCATTCATAGCCTTTGCTTCCTTCTGAGTTTCAGCAAAAGTCTTGTCCGGCACAATGCCTGCCAATGTACGCAAAGCTCCCTTTGTTCCGGCGATTGTAATACTATCATAACCGCCTGCTGCCTGAACCAAATCTACGAGTTCACCGACAGCTTCTTCGCTATTGCCAGTCTTAGAAAATTCAGCAGGTACAGCTGTAGCAACATTCTGGAAACAAGCATAAATTCGATCCTGAATGTACTTATTGAATGACTTGTAAATCTTATCCATCAGCTTGTCCAGGGTCGTAATACCAAGCAAGAATCTTTCCAAATCTTCATATACATGAATATACAGCCATTCTTTTGGCAATGTAAAAGATTCACCAACATCCAACAGCTGTCTGTTTGTATCCCAGTGATTTCCTGCAAAAGAAGAAACAGTCAGCAATCCACCCTCCGAATAAAAAGAACCTACTTCGCCAAGTGCACGGTTTCTTATTTCTACAAATTCATTCATAAACGGACTATTGATAACATCTTCACCAAGAGCAACATTAACAATTTCTTCGGTAATTTCATAAATCAAAGTATTGTTTCTACGCACTGCTTGATACAAAGTTTTACCGCCGAGAATATCTTTATTGATTTTATCACGAAGATAATTTTCCATATCTCGCTTTTTCATCACTTTGCCTTCTTCGGTTTGAAGGTCACATTCATCTCGTGCAAGATCCAGTGCCAAAGAAAATACATTTTTTACATCTTTACTAAAATTAGTCTTCATTTATGTAATCCTCTCCTTACGCCATCTTTTCAATCTTAATTTCATACATTACACGGGAGTATCCATAATTATGAGCTACAGTAGTACGAACTGAACCATCAATATGCTTCCGCATAATTTTTCCTTCTACTGCCGCACTTGAACTTGTTGTATCGGATACTACCAGCTTCCCAGTTGTGGAATCAATTGTTACAAACTTATTCTTATCAGCCTTATCCCGAGTTGCATCTGTAAAACCTTCTGCACTAACTGCAAATTCATCGGTTTTCTTTACGACTCGAACTCTAAGTTTCGTACCAGCTTTATTGATAAACTTATCTCTTCTCTGGTTTTCCTTCTTACAGTTATCCGGATCCCATACAACCTGATCTACAACGACAACCGGAGAACCAGCTTTGAATCCCTTTACAAAGTTGTATGTAACATCTTCACCGTCTGCCAGACCATCCAAATAACCAAAAGTGCCATTCTCAATATCTTCTGTAGACACGGCATCAAGAATTCGTTCTGCATACTTGGTGCTTGCCATATTTGTTGATTCAAAAACAGTATATGCCATTTACTAAACTCTCCTATTTTTTAATTAAAATTCTTTGGAATGTCTCCATATTTTGTAGTGTAACTGTCACGTTCATCGTCTTCGTCAACTATCTTTGAAGAAAGTTTTCCGGAATCATGATTTGGCGAAAATGATTCAAGTGCTTTCTTCGAGAACATTACAGCACACTTATTTACCACATCTTCATAAGAAACATCTTCAATTGATTCCTTCATTTTCTCATATTCAAGAACACCAGACAAAACTGATTCATATTTCTCAATTTCAGAATGCTTCTTTTCGTTTTCAAACTGCTTCTTATTTGTTTCAACCTGCTCTTTCATAGAATCATATTCTTTAGAAAGATCACCGTACATTGTATTTACTTCTGTTATTACTTTTTCTTTTTCTGTAATAGTAGATTCCAACTCTTCAATTTTCTTTGTAAATGTTGCTTTAATTTCATTTGTAAAGACAGCCATGTTATTAGTAGCAGCTTCATCTGGTTCATCAGAATCACCACTGCCCTCTTCATAATCTACATAAGTCGCCTTCTTGCGTACACCGTTATCAAAATCTATAACAGGTGTGTCACCATTGAAAGAAAGAGGGAAACCGATAAGTTTTCCAGAATAAAATTCCTCGACAATTACTGTATCATCCTGGACGTCTCTTAAATAATATTTACAATGAACCCATCCGTCCTTATCTGTTTCTTTCAATTCTCCAACAGCTCTTCCAATGTCTTCAAACATCTGCCAATATGTCTGTGAGAAATTAGTCGGTTCTTTTTTTTTAGAACTATCCACTGTTTTTTCTCCTTTCTTAATTTCTTTCATTGCATTAGAATACAATAAAACCTTTTTATTCATTTCTTTATATATATCGTCAATAAATTTATGCAAAGAAAATTGAACTTCAATTTTTGAGTTTATCATTGCAGGCTCATAGTCATCTCCTAAAAAGCAAGCGGCTCTAAATGAGAATTTTGTAAAATGATAAAAGCCATTTTCGTCTTCATATCCTTCATAAGCCAAGCTTCCATCTTCATTGCATTCCTGCAATTCCATCGACTGCCCTTTAGAAAATGATTTTTTAATAATGTCAGAAGAATCATCGAACATATTCCACGTGATGCCCTCTACAACTAAAAACTCTCTTTCAACACCATCATCGCAAATTTTCTTTTCATAGTGGGCGTTATTTTCACCTTCTGCTAATACCACACCATAGGCATGACCTGCATATTTTTCTTCTTTCCCATTTTCAGTTTTAATAGTAATGAAACGATGGTCTGAAAAATCTTTTTCTCCAAATTTATTTTCTTCAATAAATCCAACTATTGGGATATATGATAAAGTTGGAATAGCATTATCTACAGGTTCTTTTTCAAAGTACGAACCATTGTAATTTGCACCTAAGTGCATAATCCAAATCTTAACCCGTGTGAATCTATTGTCCCCACAATTCAAATCGTTAATTTTTTCAAATTCAACAGGTATTTTAAAATTTCCCTTATTCACTTAATCATCTCTCTATCTATCCTTGTTTGCATCCGAATCTTTAGTAGCTTCTCCACTTTCACTCAAAATCTCACCTTGTGATTCTGCCGTAGGTCTACCTGCTCCATTTGATTCACTTGATGCTGCATTATAAGAAGAAGATAAAGGAACAAAATTATTATTAAAATCAAAAATTTTGTTTATCATATAAGATCCTTGAATTTTAGATGGAGTCATGCCGATAGAAGCCATCCATTTATCTACCACCGTAGCACCCAAAGAGCAGGCTTCTTTATATCTTTTTGAAACTGTATCTCTATTAAAAATCGTTTGATCTAATAGGTAGAATGAAAATTTAAACTTGGCGTTGTTATATCCGCCTTTAGCCTTTATATATCTATTTACCCATCTCTCGAATTGTCGATATACACCATAAATAAATCCAGCATCATTTTCAATAGAATATGTGACAGCCGTACCAGATGAAGAACCATTAAACAATTCTCTTGTTTCTCCTGATGAATTATATAGTTCATCAACAGCATCAGAAACATTATTTGTAGTATTTGTACTATCTTTGAAACTAATAGCTTCTCCACTTACAGAAGGCGTATAAAGGATTCCAATGTCGTCATTTAAGCTTGCTTTATTCAATTCAGCGTAAAGCATAAGCGTTTCCAAAGAAACGGTTGGTGTATCTACATTGTTATTGCTAAAAGGTACAGTCAACATAATTGCTTTATAATTATCCGTTCTCGCAGATTGCAGTTTTAAATTTTTATACACGTCAATATCCATAATGTCTTTTAAAACACCAATCATCATCGGAAATGGATACGTCCACTGAAAATTCATTTTAATGCAAATTTGTCTATCTACAGGCGGTTCATACCACATAGCACCATTCCCATTATGAAAATCGTTCCATGCTTCAATTACATAATCGGGATACGCCTTCACTTTATTTGCAGAAATTGCAGATAGATTTATTACGAAATTATATAATCCATCTTGCACTTCATACAACTTACAAATTCTTAAATTTATCTGTTGAATAAAGAAATCTGTCTTATTTTCAAAAACAAGTCCGCAGAATAAATCTTGATACGGCAATACTCGCATAATTTTTAAAAATTCATATGGCAAGTTCATAGATTCCAATTTTGCTATAAGCGAGTTGTATCTTGTTTTAATAGAATTAAATGAAGCAGATTCCTTTACATCGTATAAATCAACTCCCCAATTATAGCAGCCCATATTCCCATACATATTGCACAAACGATAATAATGAGGGGAAATTCGCATAAGTTTTTCAGAAATGTATAAAAGCGTTCTCCAATGAACGGCAGGATTTCTAACACATTTTAAAGCTTTTTCAATCGGTATATCTCCAATCATACCTGCTTCAATAATCTTAGAATTATTAAAAACATCTTTTAAAATTTCCTGTACATAAGTTCTTTTTTCTGAAAAACTCATATTTTGAAATTTACTCTGAAAATCTGGATTCATTTCATTATCTTTATTCTCTATATCTCTCACCACCTTAATACATCTTTGGTTTTCTTGCCAATGCAGAAAGCCCTTTAATATATTTTTTCATACTAAAGTCATTGCTGTTTCTTTGAGTTAAATCTCTTTCCAATTGGCACTGAACCCAATAATTATATGCTAAAGACGAATATCTATCTTTTCTCATACCAGACTTCTCTTTTATTTTAATGTTTACTCCTTTTATCTCATATTCAAGATTTATTAGTTCATAAACTAAAAGAGTAGTTTGTATATATGGCATTTGATATATTAGCTTTTCGTGTTTGGGTAGTTTAGAATAATTCTTAACTCTTTCCGAAATAGGAGCATCAGCATTTTCTTCTGGTATCAACAGATTTATTCTATTGCTTTGAAATCCGTTTCTCAGCGTAGTACAGATTTCATTATTAAAAGCACTACTTCCTTTTATAGCCCATATAACCTTTGGAGCATTATAATCTTTACAGCGGTCTGCAAAATCACTGTCATTGCAACATGACAATGCAGGATATAGTTCTCCAGTTTCAGGATCAAGCATATCTCTTGAAATCGCATCAAATACACCCAGTCCTTGTCCCACTACATCGACAGCAAGATCTGTACATTTATATATAGAGAAGAGCTTACGTACTTTTAACGCAAGCTCTTCTGTTCGCAAACCTTCTACATTTTCCAAATAGATTATGTTTGCTGTATATTTATTTGAATTAGATGGAATGGCAGAATTGATTATAATAGAACTTGCATCGTTCTTCTTATTATTTTTTGAAGCAAGCAACGCAACGTCAACAGAAAGGATTCTTTTTTCATCTGGAATTAAATCTGGAATTTTACTATTTTTCAACATACGTCTATCAGGATAAACAGCATATTTCAATTTTCTACAATTAGAAATATCTTCAAATGTAAAAAAAGTTCCATCTGTATCAGAATAAGGTAAGCAACCCATTTCCATATCAAACTTGGCTTGATCGAATCCAGGTTCAAGCATATCATCCTCTACCGCTGTCCTTTTCAGAAGTCCCTCTTTGATTGCAAGCTGATATGGATGTCCTACAATATAATAACCAGATCTTGCACCCATGAAGTTTTTTAAATACGTTATAGATTTCTGGTAACTCCAATGACTTTTAAACCAGCAAGAACTAAGATATACCTCTATGTTATCTTCCTGATATTTTTCATTATCTTTATATTCCGGCTTTTTAAGATATGGAGGTCTTCTCGGATCTGCTTTGAATTTTGTGATAACAGTGTCAATAATATTCTTATCTACCATTCTAAATTCATCGATAATAACAATATTAGCTCTATTACCTCTTGCACTATCAGATGCTGTTACAACTTTAATCCAAGAATTGTTGTAAAATTTTATTTCAGCTTTATTTGCCGCTATTACTTTGGTTTCAATTTCTCTGTTCAAATTATCTGAACCGTATCCATAATTAACACAGAAATCTTCTACTATTTTCAGCAGAACTTCATTTGCCTGTGGTCTTGTTGCAGAACATATGCAAATTTTTGTTCCTGGATACAAAATCGCTCTTATAATGCAAAACAAAGCAGTTTCCCACGTTTTGCCAATTCCTCGTGACGCCCATATGATAGAATGGTTATTATGCATCATCATATAAATGTCCATCTTTTGAAATAACATCAGTTCGACATTCAAATAATCTTTCGCAAATCTATGAGGATTCTCTCTATAGAAACTTGTCCAAAGTTCAATACCTTCTAATAAAGCATCCAAATTTTCGGCTTCATTTTCTTTTTTTCTTTTTATAATTTCCGTACTCATTATTCAGAACCAGACTCTCCGAATATAGCATCAAATATAGATTTTCCATCTTCACCATATTCTTCTTTTGGTTTTTCTACTGTATATTCTCTCAGTATCTTTTCATATTTTTCTTCGTTCTGAATATGTAAGCCATGCATTTTAGCCAACTGATATGTGCCAAATGTATTCACATATGTTCCTATGTAATCAACATCTTTAAACTCTGGACTTGGTTCGGGAATAGGTCTGTCATTTTCAATATGCCCTATCCATGCCCCATATGGTTTTTGTTCTAAAACAGACTGTCCTTTTTGCTTTGGCTGTAATCCTGCGGTTTCAAGATAATCACGAAAAGACTTATCTAATGCAGTGGTATCATCTCCGTGCAATCTTGCTTGCTGTAATTCCCATTGTTTAAAACAAATATTCTTGAATATTTCTTCTTGCTGCTTACTTTCACATTCATTTCTTGCAACCCAATCATCATATTCCTTTTGAAGAAAAGCATATGCATCCGATGGAAATCCTTTCCCAAAAAAATCAATCGTTTCTTGTGATATAACCAATTCAGATTCTTCTGGATTTTTTACAATAATTTCTGGAGATAAAACAGAATCATCGTATTTTTTATTCTTATATTGAACAAGATTTATAATTTTAAAATAAGAAGCCAACACAGAAATGTTTCTGCTTTGAGAATCCTGTGTAGCCTTCTCAAAAATATCATCACTAAAAAACAAATCAAATGTCATGCAAATTTTTTGCATAGCTTTTCTAAATGGACTGCTATACTTTGTACTATAAATTCTACAATATTCTCTAAATATGCTTTCAAGACATTCCTTACAACATGGTATATATCCTGACAAATTATAAAATACAGAACCAGTTCTATAAGCATCTTTAGGAACTTGAATAGACTTTCCACAATGTAAACATTCTATAAATTCTTTATTCGCTATTTTTTTCAATTTATCACCTACAAAAAAATAAAAGAGTGTCACTCATAAAAGCAACACTCTTTTAGAAAGAAAGGAACTCACCATGAACCTATTTTATGGAATCAGTGGTAGGCCGCCAGAGAATTGAACTCTGATTCATCGGTTATGAGCCGAGTGCTTTACCATTAAGCTAACAGCCCTTTGGCGTAGGAATAGGGGCTCGAACCCTAAATGCATTTCTGCACAGATGTTTTCAGGACATCCAGAATATCCAGTTATCTCATTCCTACGTAAAAATATGGTTCAAAGCCTGGGGAAATAACCATATTGATTTCTTTTACATTTTTGCATTCATGCATATATGTCAGGACACTTAGGAGATATTGAAATGAAAGCAAAAATTAGAATCTAATCTAATGTCACAATAGGCCTTCGCCTTACAAACTATATACGCAAAATTTTAAAATATCTTTCAGCCATACGATGAACAAGTCTGAGTGAGCAGGAGCGACCTATTCACTTCTTGCCCAATGTAATCTGCTTCAGGGGTGAACAAATTACAACAAAGTCGCAATCAGGTTGGTTACTGATAACTTTCAGGGAGTTTCAGAAAATAATATTTTATATCACTATTTTATAAAATATTATTTTATATTATTATTTTATATTGCACTCGTGGGTTTCCCTTACTTGTACTTAACTCTCCTCTTATACCTCATTTCTGAGTTCAACCACAAGCATTCATTGCCTTGTTTTGAATTTCCCTTACATATACACAGATTTCACTCTGCTATCATCAGGGTTATTGCTTACCAAGCCGTCTATTGCGACAACGAGAAGGTTAATGCTTTATTCTACATATACACTTTGCACAAACTCTTGCCTTTGTTCCTTTGGAACTCCATCCTAATCGTCACCGATCAGAAACAGATTAAAACCTAAATCTATCGATATAAGTTTCCTCTGGGCATCCGAGTTCTCCATGCAGATTTCTAATCCTCTTCACATGGTTATTATGACATTAGATCAGATTCTAATTTATTGGATGCAGGAGATGGAGTCGAACCATCATCTTTAGGTAATGAGCCTAACGAATTTCCTTTACTCTATCCTGCCAATTGGTGTGCCTTGTGAGTGCTGCCCTCACGACCCCTGTCTTAAAAGGACAGTGTTCTGCTGCTGAACTAAAGGCACAGTTGCCGGAGATCTCTCTCCGGCGTTGGAGAAATTTATCATGAAGTTTGTTTGGAGGTAGAACCGCACCGCACATCTCTCGGTGAAAAGTTCTATTATATTATACGAAATTAAGAGCCAAAGTAGGAAGGTGATTTCAAAAATATTTTCTTACTTTTTGGAATTTATCTTATCCTTAAATCTTCTGGAAACCTGAGAGCTAACAGTAAGACGGTCTTCAACGATATGCTTCTCACCGTCAATATTATTTACCTTTTCTTCTTCTGGTTTAAATCTTCCATTAATCGTAACTCCGTTGAGAATTTTTATCTCAACGTCTTCCTTATGTTCCTTCGCATATTTCAAATACTTTACAACAACATTTTCAAATATATCCCAAATCAATTCTGTTTCATTGATCTTGTGTCCGCTAAGTTCAGCGATCTGTCTAATCATATCTCTTTTTGTTAAGCTTATTTTTTTGCTCATTATTTTTCTCTCCCTTATAGGGGAACTTCTGTTTTTCAAAATTATTACCACAAATCAATGTAACTTTCTTCATTTTTGCATTTTAAAAATTACATTGATTTAATGTATTTTTGATCTGTCCCCATCCTTGTTTTTAATTATTTATTTCGCTTTTTCAGATTTTTCCTGTATTTTTTATAACACTTCTCGCACATACAAGTACGATTGTTTTTCATCGGAACATATAATATTTTTTTGCAAATACTGCATTCTATTATTTTTGTATTATTGTCTATATTACATTTGATATTATTTAAAATAATATCTCCATAACACATCCATAAAAGATCTTTACTCTTTGATTCTTTCCGATAAAGATAATCAACCAAGATTTCTGTTACTTCAATATCGCTTAAACCAAACTGAGACAAAGAATCTTTCGTTTCATTAACAACATTCTTGAAAAATAAATCCTGTTTATATTGTGTATTAGACAAGCATTCTTTCCTTATTTCCGTGCAAGCAGAATTGATTTTAAAATGATACTTCTTATTCAGATTATCAAAGCATGATGTGATATTGTTGATTATATCTAAAGATACCTCTTTAACGACACCGCTTTTTAAAACATCAATATCAACTTTCTTCAATCCAATTCCATTAAAAGAAATTCTTTGGTTCACAATTAAATCTTCAAGTCTGTTTACAATACTATCTGTTTTATTTGTAATCTGCTTATTGGTTTTATCTTTTGCCCATTTAAAGAAATATGGCAACTTCTGCATTGAAAAAATAGAAAGTTCTTTCGCAAACCATTCAGGGCGTTCTGGCATATACAATGTTTTTGCTTCATCAATAGAGAAATTGTTTTCACAACAAAGAAGCTTTACGATTCTTTCTGCTTCTCTCTTTTCTTTATCACTCCCAAAAATAAATAAAGAATTGTTCCAGATCTTTGAAATAGTATTGCTATAAATGCCTATATTGCCACTTACAAATGCTTTATTCAATCCGTTGTACAACGAATAATTATTTATAATAACCGGCTCTGCTTTTTTCATGTGATAATATAAAGGAACAACATTTCTCATATTTCTTTCTGCAATCTCGATAATCGTTTCATCGGAAATAACCAATGATTTATCTCCATCAAAATCGCACTGAATCACCTTACTAATCATATCATCGCAACTAATATAAAGAGCATTTGTAGAAAACCATTTATTCTTACTAAAGGCCGTCATATTCTTTTTAACACAATGTTCTTTATACAAATGTGGCGATCTTAAACAATCTAATTTTTCAGAATTAGGAAATAGGTTGCAATATACTTCGTTTCTTTTTAAAATGCCAGAAGGTTTTTTCTTTTTTAAAAACCAATATTCACAAACAGCGTACAAATCTGGGAGAATAAATGTATATTTCCCGTCAACAGCTAATGCACCAGACCTATACTTTTTCAATAAGCTATTTTTTATATCTCTAATTTTCTCTTTTATATAACAATCATTTATGAGATTGGGATACAAATGAATAGCTTCTTGCAAAGTGGTCTTATTTTTATTGTATGGAGTCACGCCAAAAGCATTCTTAATTCCGGACAAGGTATTTAAGGATTGTAAAGATTCATTTGATTTACTCACAACTTTACGAAGTTCTTCTTCTGTAAAATCTGTGAGAGATTGCAGCATTTGATAATTGATTGTCGCATCTTTTATATGTTCTTCTTCTTCATTCGTAAAACCAACTTTACAATTATACAGATGAAACCACGATTTATATTCTTCCCATGAAGAATAGTATTTGTGCATTTTAAACTGGCTTTCTGTTAAGATAACCTCAATGCCTTCTGTTACGATGTCATGTTGCTTTCCGTAAATATCCTCAATAATACCAGTACATTTGTTTTCTTTTATAAATTCAACAAAGTCGAATACTCCGAGTAACCCCTTTACCCACGGCATCCGAATCATTTTATTTTTCTGCTTTTTACCAAATGCAAGTGGAAGTATCATTCCACATCCATCTGTTTGAGTAATCGGAACATCCATATCTTTTCTTTCAACGGTATAAGAAGATTCATTTATAAAATCAACTGTATCATGGACAGCATTCTCGAAATCTTTTACTACAATAACCTTTTCAATATCAAACTCTTCCCAATCATCTGTGGCAGAATTCGGTAAAGCAAGATAAGCAAGATACTTATTTGTATTACATCCACCTTTTTTGTTGATTGCATCTACGGTAAGACCGCACATAATAGATTTTTGAATTTTGTTCCAAGTGGATTCTTTTATGAAAACAGCTTTCTTCAATCTTATCTGTCCGGCAGATGAAGTATAATAAATATACTTTTCTCCGTTATACAAGAACCCATTTAAAATTATATCTTTTGCAACTCCGAAATAATAAATCTGAACAACAATCAAATCATTACAAAACTCATCTGCTTTCGCCCCGATAGTTCTCGTGGCATTCGATTCAAAGATGTTTATTTTTCTTGAATCAGAAAACATTTCTTTTTCATGTGCGAATATAGAATCTTTATCGCCTGCCGGATGAATATTTCTCAACCTTCTAAGATTCTTGCTCACTACTTTATTATCAATGATTGATAATAATTTCTTTTTATTAAAATCAATTTTTTTGTTTTTTATTTTTAAAAGATTTTCAATAAAACATATTTTTTGAATCGCTTCTTTTATTTCTGGATTAAACGAATCAATATCTACTTTTCCGCTTTTTACCAACGAAATCTTCTTTTTTGTAATATCATTATTTTCTCTCACAGCGGAATAAAGTTTATCGCATTGTTCTTTTAGATTTCTCTTTTCCGTCTTTAATTTATGTAACAGGCAATGTATTCTTGCTTCTCTGTTAGAATAAAAATTTCCAGTATCAACACTTAAAATTGTTATCTGCGTATCCAACATTAGAATCCATCGCTCCCATAATCAAAATAATCTTCATAATCCAAGAGTTCATAATAATCGTGTAGAAACTCTTGATATTCACCTTTATACACTTCATCGAGTCTTTGTTCTTCAATTCGTTCATCATAATCCTCTTGGCTGCATCTGTCATAAATACAAGCCAAACATAGTTCACCTCCCCGTCAATCTTTCTTGTAAGTAAGAAAAATATAGTTACGGCTTTTCTTCAATCTTTTTTCTGCTGCATCAAATTCCGGATTATAGTATTCCTCACCAGATGCAATTAAATATCCATTCTGTCTTTTATATGTATTCGCAAATAAGCATTCCGGACAATACCAATTATTTTCACATCTGAATTTATATGGTGTTCTTTTTACTATCAATTGTAAATCAACAAGAATATCTATAAACTTCTGAATGGTATCTCGGTGCAAATTCAAATCAAGAGCGATATACTTGATATGTTTATAAAAAGCTTCTGGGCTATCCATTCTTCTTTTATCCATTTCGGAATCCTTATCAGCATTATCTGTATTAAATTCATTTGAGCGAACAAAAATATTCAATCTGAAATAAGCAAGTAACCGAATCGCCATTCCAAAATAGCCTGTTCTTCCGATTTGATTCGTTTCACGACCCATAATCTTTTCTATTTCATCGAGGTAAAGAATCCCAAACTTTTCAGTTGGCTTAATTTCATCTTGCAGCTCAACTTCATAAAAACCATTTCTTCCGAATTTTTCATGCAAGCTAAAACATTTAACCGCATCCAACTCCAACAATCGTTTAAAACTCTTTTCTACTCTGTCAAGAATTTCACCATCTCTTTTAGAGTAAGAAACATTTAACCATTTGCAAAAATCATAGCCAGAAAACAAGATCCTCTTTCTCATCGTCTGGTTCATAGCCAGATATGTATACAAAAGAACTTCCGTGTTTACCAATCCACAATCATCAAGTATAATTTTTTCTGGAATAAAAATATATCCTATATCCAGCTTTTTAACATCTTCAAATTCAACAAACTTCATATAATATTCTCCTTAATTTTCAATTGAGTACCAGTCACCAACCTCGTATGAATAGTAATCCTCACAAGAAACTTCAATTCTGTTTTGCTGTGATTCTCCTTCTATTTCATCTTCAATTGTAAAAATATATTTATCAGGAAAACGTGTCCTAATTACGCATCTGCCATTCCACGTATATATATGATGCTCCGGTCTATATTCTTTATCTACGATTGTTCCTTCTTTGATAGCAGAAGAGCATCCAGTAAACTCAAGAAGACATGCAGTCATTGTCACCAAAAGAGTTTTAATTTTTGTTCTCATTTCTCATTTTCCTTTTTTCATTCATTTAGGTATAGTTTCCCCAGCGAAAACGCTACACTTAATTATACGAAAAAGAGAAGAGAAACAGGAAGATGATTTCAAAAAAATATTTCTATGTATTTATCTCAACATATTATTTCATTATTCAATCAATCCTAAAATACTAATATCCTCTCTGAGGTATCTAGCAGGCTCATACAGCCATTTTAATATTTACATAGCAAACTTTACTATGTATTCTTTAAAATGTCATACAGAGGACGTGAGAGGTGTTAGAGAGGATATTGGTAGAAAAGAGAGAATAAAAAAGAGAGTAGACTCAATCTACTCTCAATCAATCAAATATTTTTTATTCACTATCCCGATATTTTGTAGGACTATTCCAACACTATAACAGTAATACTATAATACTAATTATATAATAATATATTAAATATTAATTATATTAAAATATAAACAAAGATTTATAGGAGTATTACTGTTATAGTGTTTCCCTTATTCCCCAATTTTATTATGAATCTATCTGTATCGTTCATGATTTTTTTAATATTCTCTGTTTCAATATGTACATTGTAACAATGTGGTTTTTATAATTCAATTTATTTTATTGCATCAAAATAAAGAAAAATATAAATCAAATAAAAAACAATAACCGTTACAGCAAGGCGAAGCCTTGTCGTAACGGGGAACGTGTTTAGAACTTCGTTCTAAACTTCGTTCCATATCTGATTTAATCAAAAGAAGAATTTAAATCAAATTATCATTTTATCAAATTGAAGTTCAATCACATTCAATATGATCAGATTTATTATAAAATAATCAAAATATGATTCTATTTAATCTAAGCTATAGTAGAAATTTTATTATCAAATCAATCCTAAAATACTAATATCCTCTCTAAGGTATCTAGCAGGCTCATACAGCCATTTTAATATTTACATAGCAAACTTTACTATGTATTCTTTAAAATGCCATACAGAGGACGTGAGAGGTGTTAGAGAGGATGTTGGTAGAAAAGAGAGAATCTTATATTGATTCCTATTGAGATTGAACGATTTTCATAATTATTTATATAAGGGATTTCATAACAGCTATTTTAAAGGCTCATATAGCGATTCTGATTCTCATAGGGTAAGTTTACTAAAATATTATTAAAATCGCTACAGAGGGCAATTCTGACTCTCTCAGAGCATATCTGTCATTCACTGTGATTGAAGATAAAAAATCAATTCAATGATTCAGTGTATCTGGATGGGAATCTATTGTAATCAAATTTATCTTTATAATTCTTCTTGGTATTGAAATTGAATAGTAGCAATACGTATTCTATCCGTATGAACTGAAATAACTTTATTTTATTTCCAATTGATGGTAATTATTATAATAATGATTTATCGGGAAGTAAGATGAATTTAAGATAATTAGAACTTGAAACAGTGTAACAAATTGAAATAAAATAAAAACTTGCTCCATCTACAAATTGACAAATTATCTGTCCGACACAATGTCCGATGCTGTAAATGAGATATTATCAAATACAACAAGGATTCTATGTTAAAATTATTCTAATCTATAATGTCCTTTCAATGTATCGGTTTATTGGTTGTCGGAGAAATGACAAAATCCATTTTAAAAATGTGCTATATAACATTGCTCTTTATACGGCACATCCGATAGCTGTTCTGAATGAAAACAGAGATATTCTATATTTCACGTTTTATTGGACGTACATTAAGGCAAGGAAATTATCTTTTCTCTTTACCGATGAAGTGTCGATATTTTCTCTATGAGTTTCAAGAGATTCTGATGGAGTATAAAATTGTAATTTATGAGTTTGAAGTTGAATTTGAAAGTTGAAAAAATTACAATATCGAAGAAAATCAAAACTGTAATTTTTGGATGTTAGAAGAAAATTTCTGAGTTTGAAAAATTACAATTCAAAATGAGATGGTGGAGTGTAATTTATAGGAGAGTGTGAGATGTAATAGGTATACGATTCTGTGCAGATTGAATATAGTTGAAAAATGTAAAATACGCCTATATTTTATAGAATAAAGTAAAAATAAGAAAGAATGTATTTTTTTGTGATTTTTGCATAGAGTTGTAAAGCATTGTAAGGCAATTTATGCAGACCGTCATTTTTCTGCAATCCGTCTATTATTTATATTTTATTCAAATTTATAATTCTTTTTGTTTAATTTTCTGATTTCCCTGCTATTGTACAAGTTGCACAAATATGAATTGCTTTTTGTTTGTGGTTTGCTTGCAAGATCACCAAAAATTGCAAGTCTTGCCTATCTGATTTTTTCGGTTTTTTATATTGTTAAAAATTTAACATATGAACAACTGTTCATATGAACAATCATTCATATGTTATCCTATAATATATGGCATTATGCACAAAAAATATATTTTAAATTTGTGCAATATAACCAACACTAAAACACTGCACTGCTGCCGATCTTATCCGTCATATCGCCCCGATCCTATCCCCTACAACGTTACAACGCCCTATAATCCTACAACCCTATCACACATTATACATAATGCTATCACATACTATGCACCATATAACTATATATCTATCATGTATATATCATGTTGCTATCACCTATCTATCACATATGTATTGTTATATATTATATTAACACGCATATAAAAAATATACATGTATACGAATACAGACTTGAAACATATTTTATAATTTAAAATATCATTGTACGCTGAAACACGTTTTTTGAATTGTTACACGTGAAACATTATTTTATAATATCAAATAATAACCACAAAACAACGTCAAAAAAATAAAGCAAATCGTTTTTTCCCCTATAATAGTATATAGGCAATCTTGCACTATGCAAGCCCGATCTTATACCAATACAAATCATACCGCATAGTAGCTATAATTCAATATTTTTGTACAATGTGCTATAATGCAAATCCTATTTCAAGGTGTTTGTTATGCAATTTTAACAAACATTGAAAAATGCTGTTTTTGTTGTTGACAATCCCGTAAAGATGTGCTATAATAAGCTTGTACCAAACAAACAACGAGAGTTGCAAGGTTGGTTCGGTGCAGTCCTCACGGGTTGCACGGGTGCTTGTATAGCACGGTTTGCAAGTCAATAGATTTGAGTGACAACAACGCTTTTTTACAGCATTGATAAATGTTCACAAAAAATTCATTTGACAATCCCGTAAAGATGTGCTATAATAAGCTTGTACCAAACAAACAACGAGAGTTGCAAGGTTGGTTCGGTGCAGTCCTCACGGGTTGCACGGGTGCTTTACAGATACCGCTGGGGCGGATCTGTAAATGGATCAGATAGTTGGCAGGATAGCAGCCTACCAAGTCTACGACCTAAAGCACCATAATAATACCCTATTATCCCACGTATGCAAGGGGCATACAAATAAGACAGCGTTACCATACGTAAAGTGGCATGAAACAACATGTAAAAAATTTGAGTGCGAGCAATTGTGCAAAAATGCGGAGGTCGCCTGCATGGCATCTTGAAAATAAAATAGTTACCTTGTATTTCGATACTTGTAAAGTACCATAGTAGCTATAGGTTGCCACTCGCTCTTTGTTTTGAGATGATGCAATACGTGAATGCTTGAAAAAGCAATGGTGCTCCCTGTACAAGAAGTATTATTGTACTTGTGCAAATCAACTCTTTGAGTATTGACATAAAATGTCGGGCGATATAGCAAGTATTGGCAACTGAGTAAAAAGTTGTGCAACAATAGCAATATACAAGGGTGGGCTGCTACTATGCATAGTGGCAGAACTCCAAGTCACCTACATTTTACCAGCTTTCGAGGTCGGAGATCGTGAGATGGTAAAATAGCACACATAGCAAGAAGGCGTTCTTGTGCATAAGTCGCTTTCCACTTGTGCAATTTCGGTTGTACAAGTGTCAATTAAAATGTATAATTCTTATTTTCCTTCTTTACATTCTATCACATGCAGGATTTCCTTACAAGGATTTTCTGTGAATAGAGTGTAAAATTTCATTCCATTTCCCACCGTTTCGGCGGTGGGGTATAATGCAGCCGTTGACGGTCGCAAGCCCGTATGAGAAATGCAGAGCGTACAAAAAAATGGGAGGAAATTATCATGAAAAAAGGATGGTATTTTAACGTTGGTCGCAAGGAGTATTTTGTGGAAAGTAACCAGCAAAACAAAACTAAAAAATTTGCTGAAAAGATTCTGGAAGCAATGAAAGAACCTGTTACTGATGAAAATATTTCTTATCTTCTCTACTCTTTAATTAAAGCAAATCTGGAGATTAAACATTGCCCAGCTTGCCCCGATTTTGGAGTGGAAGAACACGATTATTATAATATCTTTGGAAAAAATTTCAGTGGATTTGGTAGCGATGACATAAACGATGGAATGACTATTATACTTACTGTAAATTGACCAATCCAACACCCACCTGATGATGACTGGATGGTAACCAGTCGAAACACCGGAGAAAATCCGGTGTCGTGGGAAACCACAAATATTATTTTGGAGGAATTATCATGAACAACAACAAAATTCTGGCGGTACTGAGTACAAGTGCATTTTCTGCAATCGTAGTGACTGCGATTGACGATGAAAAAATCACCACGATGCAGGAATATGACGGAGAACTTTCCTGTAAAAGAACGGTTTCCTTGCACTTGGAAGAAGAAGGTGCATGGTTTACCCGTCACGGTGTACGCTACAATCTGAACGAATTTATGTCAATCGCATAAATACCAATAGCATTTAATGGGGCGTGCTATATAAACAGTTCCCATCCCACTACGGAGAAAATCCGTAAATTATTATTTTATTTTGGAGGAAATTATTATGGAAAACTACAATTATCTGGAAGCTGTAAAGGAAGACGTTCTGAACTACATCGAGGAAGAAATCTGTTTTAACGACTTCGAGGATCGGGAAGAGTTAGAAGAACACTTGAATAAGGTTCTTTGGGCGGAAGATTCCGTAACAGGAAATGCGTCTGGTTCTTATTATTGCAACACTTGGAGATCAGCAGATGCATTGGCTCACAATTGGGACATTCTGCAAGAAGCTTTGGAAAATTTCGGTGACGATTCGAACCCGATTGAAAAGGGCGAAGAATGGTGTGATGTAATAATCCGCTGCTATCTCTTGCCCACTGCAATCGCAGAAGTACTGGATGAAATTGATGGGCTGGAAGAAATGCTTGGAGAAAATGCAGAATAACTAACCAATCCCTCCCCACCTGACGATGACTGGATGGTTACCAGTCGAAACACCGGATTTTCTCCGGTGTCGTGGGAAACCACAAATATTATATTGGAGGAAATTATCATGAGTATCGAAAGAATCAAATCTGTTTACAAGTACCACCATACAGCGTATGCACGTGGTTATGTATCTCGTAAATCTGATGGCTATGCAGTATCCTACAGCGGAAAATTTGGCAAGGGTTTCAAGGTTTATATGCCTTGTTGGGGTTCTACAAGATTCTGCTTGGTTGCTTATTATGTAAAGAGCAACTAAGCTGCACGGAAAATTTGCTGACCTATCGGCAATACGGGGACGATGTGGCAGCATCGTAGCCATTGGCAAGACCTCATTCTTTGCCTTTATACTAACACGCTTCTGAACCGTTGAGCGTTATCAGCGGTATTCCAGCCCGTAAGGGTAAAAAATATTTTTGAATGGAGAAGATTGTTATGAAAAAATTTGAATTGACAACGGATAGAATCGAAGAAAACGGAACAGCCTTGTACCGGATTAAAGCTCTAATTGATTTTGGAGATGTGAAAGCTAGCGATTTGGGCGGCTATGTGGAAAAGGAAGAAAATCTGTCACAGTCTGGCAGTGCTCGGGTGTCTGGCAATGCTTTGGTGTGTGACGATGCTTGGGTATCTAACAATGCTCAGGTGTATGGCAGTGCTCGGGTGTCTGGCAATGCTTCGGTGTGTGACGATGCTTGGGTATCTGGCAATGCTCGGGTGTCTGGCAATGCTTCGGTGTCTGGCAATGCTTCGGTGTGTGACAATGCTCGGGTGTCTGGCAATGCTCGGGTGTCTGGCAATGCTTGGATATGCAGCGATGCTGATTATATTTGTTTGAAAGGATTTGGCTCTCACAACCGCAGCACGACAATGTTTAGAACAAAGAGTGGAAACATTTGTGTGTCTTGTGGATGTTTTAGTGGTACATTGCAAGAATTTGAGAGCAAGGTAAAAGAAACGCATGGAAACAATAAGTTTGCAAGAGAATATTTGGCACTTGTAGAAGTTGCTAAAATCCACTTTGAAGTGTAAAACCATCTTTATATGAACGCTTCTGAACCGTTGAGCGTATCAGCGGTATCCCACATACGAATATAAACCTACGACTGAAAAGGAGAATTTTATCATGAATGAAAGGTGCGTGGAAAATCTATGAAAGTAGAAAAGTATTTGCAGGAAGTAGCAAAGGTGATGGCAAGAGTTATAATTGCCAGAAAGGTCGGCGGAAAATGTAGAGATCTACCTGCACTCTGTAAGCGTCCGGAAGAAAAAACCGGAATACTTTCATACGATGGATGGTTTGGTATCCTGATCAAACAAGAAGATTTCAATATTTTTCCGAAGGAGAACCTTCTTGTTTTTGAGAAAGATCCCGTGGATTCTGATTGGAGAAGTAGCGAGAAATTCAATTTAACAGGAACAAAGAAAGAAATTTTCTATTTAGAAGAGGATGAATTTTTATCTGGTGCTTTGAAAAAGAAGAATGCAACCTTGGCAGAATTGGTTTCAGAAGCTGAGCGGAAAATCTGGATAAATGAAAAGTATTTAAAATACTTCGATCGTCATGCAGATTTTTATCAGAAATGCGATGGTTCAATGATTTGTATTTCTGATGCTACTTGTCACGGCGTTCCGGTTCTGACGGCTGTAGTAATGCCTGTAAGATATTCAGAATAAGCGGAGAAAATACGCAGGGTGTTTTATATGAATGCTCTGCATTTGCTTTGCGTGGAGAATTTAACGGATTTCGAGAGGAGAAAATTGCTATGGGTGAAAAGAAATATATCCTCACTGATGAAAAGGTTGTTCTTGGGTGTCCTTCACATCCAAGAACTTTGTACCAGATAAAATCGTTACGTGATTTTGGAACGGTTCGAGCTGGTGAACTGGGTGGATATATAGAAAAAGAATCAAACCTAAGCCATGAAGGGAATTGCTGGGTTGGTTTTGATGCCGTGGTTTATGAGGATGCAATTGTAAAAGACGATGCACAGGTGTTTGAGTGTGTTTGCGTTCATGGAAAATCCTGCATAGCTGGAGAATCTATTGTGCGTGGAGAATCTCACATATTTGGAAGCCATCCTTTTATAACTGGGAATGCGAAGATTTTAGGACACGCAACCATTTATGGTTCTTCTATAATTTATGGAAATGCTAAAGTGTTTGATTATTCGTTTATAATGGATTCTATCGTATGTGGAAATTCTCGTGTATATGAAAACGCCTATGTGATTGATGGTTCTGTTATACAAGGTAATGCACGTGTTCACGGAGAAATTAGAATTTGCAATCATTCTTTGATTGGAAGAAATGCAGATTTGTATGGCGACATGAGAATAGAAGACGATATTTTAAGTGATTGAGAGGAGAATTTTATTATGATTATTGAAAGCATTATGAGTTTAGTTGCATCTGCTATTTTGACAGGGATGCAGAACGTCCAGGTGGAAAATCTGGAAGAAGTAGCTATTGTGCAGGAATATGAAGCACCTGCAAATAATAGCATTCAATCCCCTATCGAAGATTCCTGCACGGAAAATTTCAAGCTGATTGAATATGGTTCTGACATGGAACTGCTTGAAAATCGGGACGGAAAACTTGTTGTGGAAAGAGCGATTGGTGTTGTTCTCGATGAAGACGGGAACGGAAAAATTATCAACTGCCAGTACTGCCCCGATTGTTATATCCATTATAGCTGTGGAAGCGTTGGCGATGTGATCGAATCGTATTTTGTTTATAATCCCGACACGAATTATTATGATGACATCATGGATAGATATGATTATATTATAGGGCGTGATGAAAGCTTGCTGGAGCAGGGAGGAGAATCTTGCAATGAATCTGAATGAAGTAGTTGAGTGGGTACGGGCTGCAAATAATCCACATAATCCAGACGGAAAAATTAAGCTTCTGCTTGTCTGGAAGTGTGAAAGTGGGTGGGCTGTTCAGCCCATCTATTCCACTTGGAAAAAATCGGACTTGTACAAGGAAATTCAGTTGGGACAGTTATTCTTCAATACAACTTGCCTGCTTGTAATTTCGTCCGTTTATTCCTACACAGAGGACAAGCATTTGAAGAACATCATTGTAAGAAATTATTCCGACAGGTACAACGAAAACAAGTACATATGGAAAATTTTGAAAACATCTGTTGACTTTTGTTGACGGATAAAATATAATAAGAAAGGAAAGTTACTATGGATATTTTATTGTGTTCAGTGATTGTGTCTTTGATTCCAGGACGAAACAGCGAACAGCTGATTGAGCATATTGATTTTCATGAAGTTGAAGCATGCTGGTGGAAAGATGTTGAGAAGATTCAGGGTTTCTTTATAGAAGCACTTCCGGATTTTGACGGAGAAAATGGAAAATGCTATTTCAAGGTAAGTAAGGAGAATCTTGAAAAAGTTTTATCTAATGCAAATGCTGCTTTGGCAGATATAAAAAAGAGCGAAGAAACTTCTGTTATATGGTTAGAAAGTTTCGTAATGGATTTGATTCAGATTTTGCGTACATTTGATTTTGGAGAATATGCCCTGTATTATTCAGAGTTAAATTAAATGGAAAATTTAAGAACTGTATTAGACGGAAAATCTCCTTCTGATACAGTTCTTAATATTAGAAAGGAAGTATATTATTATGGCTAAATCTTCATTAGACTTTACTTGTACCGAATGCGGCTCTGCTTTTACAATTTCCAAATTTTTTCATAGCAGAGAAGAAGCTAATTCTTGGGAGGAATACGTCAAAAATGACGGAATGAAAGGAATCTGTCCTGCTTGCCGGAGAAAATTTGCAATTGAAGAACGTGATAAGAAGAATGCTGAAATCATTGAAGAGATGGAGAAAATGTATGATTCAGTATTTAAGAATCCTCTTCCGCAGTTGGAAGGTACGGAGAAGCAGGTTAAGTGGGCGGAAAGTATTCGTGCTAAAATTTATATCTTTGCTTTTAGAGCATTCAATTTAAAATCTTCTACTCGTTTTATCTCTGCATTGAATGAATATACAGATTCAACTTTCTGGATTGATTTGAATGATGCTTTACAGATGTCGCCAAAGAAAGCGTTGGAATCTGGGATAAAGAAATGGATGGAAGACCACAAGAAGTAAACGGAAAATTTGAATAGAACGAAAGCTGCATTGGATGGGAAATTTCAGTGCAGCTTTTTGATTCTGGAAAATTTCTCTATTGACAGAGGAAGAATTTTCCTGTATAATAAAGATGAAAGAAGATTTTTGTCTTATAGTGAAAGGAGAATTTATGGATAGAAATAATATTGAAAGACCTAAGGTTGAGAAGGTTGAGAAAGCTGAGAAACCAAAGAGAAAAGATAAAAGTGTCCAAATTTGCATTCCAAAAAAATATGAACGATTCTGGAAAAAAGCTGTGAAAGAATCTGGTTTAAGCAATCTTCAATTCATTATCAAATTGTCGAACGAATATGCCAAAAAACATAGTTTAAATATTAATTATATCCCAATGCCAGAAGCAAGAGGAAGAAAGGAAGGATATAATGAGTACAAATAAATACCGAATCGATCTCAGTATTTCAAATGAAGAAGAAAAAATTATAAAGAAGACTATTGCTCCGTATTCTATTGGAGAATTTTTTGCAATGGCTGTAGAACATCATTTTGAAAAGGAGATGCTAAAGAATGAGTGGAAGAAACCGGAAAAGCCTTCCGATATTGGTTAAACCGGAATATGAAGAAC